TTAGGGGTTAAGTGTTGCTTTCTCTTCTGTCGGAGGTACGATCATCGCAAGCAGCTCTTTGCGCCTGGATAGGGGTACATGGAACGTTACAGAAACCTGCTCTTCGAGCGTGCGCGTGCAGATTTCCTCTGCGTACTTCGTCGGGTAAGTAATCAGATCGACAACCGAAACTTCGAGCGCAGTTGCGATTGCCGGCAACATGGAGATGCGGAGCGCCTTCTTTCCACTCTTGATCTTACTCACTGCCGTCTTGTCAAGTTCGATCGCTTCCGCGATCACTTGCTCCTTAAAACCTTTAATCCTAACGATTTCAAAGATGTTCTTAATGACCTGTTTCTCTAAATCCATAACTAATAAAATTACTACGTTAATAATATTGTTAAAAGCCTCTTATAGCAATAGTGTTTCCATTTTCAGCAACAAAAAGTTGCCGGTTTCGGCAACTTGTTTTATATTTGCCGTGTGGTTCCAACAGAACCACGTAATACAAACGCAAATGATTAGGATTTTCATACATCCGACGCTGAAAAATCAAATCGCGGCGGATTTGGGCGTAACGATTCAGTTTGTGAATCGCGCCCTCAGCTTTAGAACAAGTACCCGTCAGGCTATTGCGATCCGCAAGATTGCACTCGAGCGCGGCGGGAGATATTCTGATGGCTCTCCGGATGCGGAAGCCATTAAGAAAAAGAAATATGCAAACACATCCCGTTGAAGACGGTAGTTGTGGTTTTCTAAGAAGAAGCCGCGAGCATATCCGTGAGGATACAGGGCGGCGCATGGCAAGTATTGGGGAGAAGGTATTTGGGTCGTTCTCCCGAGGTTTTTTTTCGGGTTTTTGACCTCATGACTACGTGCGTGGTTCGACTCCACGCCTTGCCTCCATGCGGCATCTGCCACTCTCGATCATAAAAATTAACAGGGCCGCCTGCCCCTCGGCTTACAGCAGGAAAAGAATATGGAAGACATTATGAACAAGTTAAAGGAGTCAGCGAGCTATGTCGATGAACTCCCCGAAGAGTTTATCGACTCAGGATGTGCGGTGGTCATGGCCGCACATGGCGATCGATGCTTAGGGTCGATACGAGGATCATATCAGATGCTGACTAAGCTACTTGCATATTGCATAGTCAGCGATCCGGACTTCGGCCGCGCTATCGAAGATGCGCTCGACGCGTGTAAAAAAGTAAAAATGAAAACCCAAAGCATCGCAGCCTTATCCCCTGAAAAAAAGAACCGTCATGTATGTTGAAATAGACGGACGTGGCGGAATCAACATCATGGGGATATCCGTCTCTGCAGCAGAGCAGTTGGTAGAGGCTATCTGCATGCATGTGAATGAGTCGAGGAAGCAGGAGCTCGCTCCTGATAGCGAGCTCATCGTACTGAAGAAAGAAATAGAAAAAGAGGTGTCATCATGACGAAGACCAAAAAGGTAAAAATTTCCCCCCGCAAGGGTGCCGCATCTGTTATCAGCCAGCTGCGGATATTAGAGCCGGCTATCCTTGCGTTGGACAAGGGCATATCGATAGCCGCATTCGACCGGCGATATGTGTCGGTTTGTCTCCCTCTCGACAACTACGAGACCCTGAAGAGAAAGATACAGACCCTTGTGGATACGCATGTATCCGCATAATAGAGACATCCTGTGGTTGGGAAAGAAGGAAATAGGCAGCTGCTCCCTGCGAGCTTCGCGGATGTAGAGAAAATCGAAGCCGAAATGGGCAAAGAGGAATTCCGCAGCTACGTGAATCGGGTGTACGCTGCCATCCTTCGACATCCTCCCTACGAGCCTCTCGATATAGAGAGCCGATGCACACCACAGACCAAACGCAGATTCCTTGCAGTGCTCTGGCTATACCTTGCCGAGGGGCATGGAGGATATTTCGACAATGAAATAAAAACACTTCACCCGCTATGATGACCCAACCCTGGATCGAGTGCGAAGAGAAATTCTTGATAGAAAATATTGACGTGCTTCCGCTGAGCGAAATCGCGAAGCGGCTGAAAAGAAGCGTGACAGCAGTGAGACTCAAGATACACCGCATGCGCCTGACTCCACGCGCGGTGGTGATGGAAAACCCGCTCTTCGGACTCATAAAGGCAAAGTTTAACGGTCACCCCGAGTACTTCACGCCCACGATGGACTTCTACAAGAGGACGGGCATCTGCCGAAATCTCTTTTGGAAGATGTATCGTGGGGAGGTGCGGGCTTCGGTGGACATCTGTAAGAAGGTCGCCAACGAGCTGGGCGTGACAGGGGTGGAGTTCATCGAGGCGTTACAACAGACCTTATTTGACAATCCGGATTTTCTGCCAGTTACGGAGAATCCACAATCGAACAATTATGATAACAGAAGAAAAAACAAGAGAAGCGAAGAAAAAAGCCTTTGAAGCTTATCGTAAGCAGAAGCAGATACCGACGCACTTCGTCGATGCTGCTCGTATCGACTTTCAAGCAGGCTGGAGTGCAGCCTTGGAGTTCCTATTCAGAGAGCTGGTCGATGATGCTAACGACCAGGCGTGAACGCTTACCTGCGTGGGCGTTACTCCCCACCGTTGACTTTTTTCGTGACATCAAGAAAATGATACTCCGAAGCGTTGTTCCAATTTTTCTGTTTATGTTTGCAGTGCATTCCATAAACGAAGGGCGGAATACCGCTTCATCGCTGAGGGCGGATTTTTTATATCCGAACCTCAATCAATATGGGTACAGTACCCCCTCGTCGAGCGTTAATGCGCCGACTGCTCTTCGTGAGTGGAATGCAGAGGGAAAGGCTGTACCCTCGCTTTTTTACAGCCCTAACAAACACAATTCTGTTATGCATTCCACAGAAAAAGATGTTTGTCGCGGGAGCGTTGTATCCCCTTCAGACACGTGCTCGAGCTACGAGAACGCTCGACTCCGCCTCGAATTTCTGAGGCAATCCATCATGAGCTGGATGGAGACTACCATCCGTGCCGAATTCCCCGACGCAACAAAGACCCGATACCGACTGCGAAAGCAGCCGCGAGGTCGTATCGTATTCCACGCTTCCGTCCGAAGCCGTGGTATCTACCTGCATTTCCGCTCTCACACGCTGCAGGGTTTGTCCCGACAGATCACCTCCGCAGCTGCCATCCATCGTACACACAACTCAAACCCAACCATATGAATAAGAAATTGCAATGGCATTTCCGCCGCCCGACCGAGGACGGAGTCCTCATCGAAGAACATTCGTGTGATATACTGACGCTGTTTGATCTGCGTCTGCGGTTTATCATAAAAGAAGTCTCTCGCAAGCTGCGCGTGCAGCTGTATGTAGAGCAAACATTTGCGGACTCGGCCGTCCTCTCGAAGATGGGAGAATACGAGTCCGTCGAGGAGGCCCAGCACGCCGCGGCATCCGAGTATGAGGCGATTATCAATAACTTAAAAAAACAACTGCGCGATGGACGGGACTAAATACGTGCCGGTGGCGGGATCGATCGGATCCTGCTGCCGTACCCCTCATACGCCCGAGTCTGGCAATATTTATCTGCTGAGCTTCCGGCAGCTATGCGAACGCAACCGGCGGATAGCAGAATCGATGAAAAAATAAAAACTAATATGATTCCTCAAGAAATTATCGACAGCGTACGCGCTGCATCGAACATCGAAAAAATAATATCCGAATACGTATCGCTCCGCCGCGCGGGGGCGAACTACAAGTGTACATGCCCCTTCCACGCGGACAACAACGCCTCTCTGATGGTGTCCCCATCGAAGGACATCTGGAAGTGTTTCGGTTGTGGCGAAGGTGGCAATGTGTTCAAGTTCGTACAAAAGTTCGAAGACATATCTTTCCACGAAGCGGTGAAGAAGCTGGCCGAGAGAGCCGGCATCAAAATGCCGGAGGCGAAGCTGACGGAGGATGAACTGAAGAAACAGCGCAAGCGCGAGTCGCTTGAAGTAGCACTCACCTTCGCCCGCGACAGCTACCGCGGGTGCATGGCAGACCCTGCAGCGGAGGAATTCGCTACCGCTCGCTCCATCCCCTCCGAGGTGCTCGACCTGTACGAGACGGGATACGCCCCATCCTCGAGGGACTACCTCCTGAACGAAGCCCGCACATACGGGCATCAGGATGCTGTGCTGATAGAGGCAGGGCTTGCCGTACGCAACGACCACGGACGACTGTACGACCGATTCAGCGGACGGATCGTGTGGCCTTTCCACACCGTTACAGGACGGGTGGTCGGCTTCACAGGAAGGTGCGTGGACGGCAAGAGCGAAGCCAAATACCTGAATAGCCCAGACACACCGCTCTTCAGCAAGGGGCGGGTGCTCTTCGGGCTGTGGCAGGCGAAGCGAGAAATCACGAAGCAGAACCTCGCCTACCTCGTGGAGGGGCAGGTGGATGTGATGCGCATGGCTGCGATCGGTGTGCGCAACACGGTCTGCGGCAGCGGCACAGCCTTGACCGAGCACCAGGCACGCCTGATACTGCGCTACGCTGAGAATGTGACGCTTATATACGATGCCGACGAGGCAGGACGGAAAGCCTGCAAGCGAAATGCAGAGGTGCTGCTGAGTGTCGGTTTGAACGTGCGCGCCATCGCCCTGCCGGCGGGTCACGATCCGGATTCTTATTTCCTCTCCGCCTCGGAGACGGATCGTACCAAGCTGCTCAAGAGCAGCAAGGATATCATATCCTACCTATACACCTCCTCCGACACAAACGAGGATGATGCGCTGGGTCTGTCCGACCTTATCACTGACCTCTGCAAGATGATATCGCTCGTGCCTGACAGCATCACTGCAGGTATGCTGACGAAGACGCTCGCAGGGCTAAGCAAGACGAATCGTGAAGACCTCTCCCATGCGGTGCAGCGATTCCGCGAACAGCGTCCTCGCCGCGAGGTGGAGACCCAGCCGGAGGCGAATGGCTTCTTCGGCATGGATGAGCTGCGCGAAGCGGCCGAGGGCAAGCGCCCGACCGTGGAACTGCACTGGTGCCCCGATGCCTTCGGGGAGAAGTGGGGCAATACGCCCGCTCTCCTCGTGTACGGAATACCGAGCCTCTATGACCTGCAGGAGCTGCGCTCCATCACCGACCGTGTCCGCTCCAGCGTGGAGATCAAGATACCCGATTCGATGGAGGAGCCTCAAGCGCTCATCACGCTGAAGGCGATGGCTCGCGCCGGCTTCGACATTACGCTTGAGCGCAAGGAGAACAAGTACGAGACTTACGATGACGGCTCCGGCGAGGAGCACCGACACCTGGTCAGCAGCATTCGCGAGATGGGGTGGACGGAGTTCTACGTAAGCCTGTATTCAGACTTCAAAGAGGCTCCCGAAAATGTCCGCACCGAGGTGCTCAAGCGCGTGGCGGAGGAGATCAGCTATGCGGATGACACCACCCGTGCGGCGAACATGACCAGCTATGCTCGCATGCTCGACGTAACCAAGCAGGCGCTGAACTCGATAGCCGATCCCTACATCAAGCTCAGAAAGAACGAGAGCCGGATGCGGAATAACAGCATCGAGGACGAAGAGGGGAACGCCGTCGTTCTGAACATGGACGCCGTTCCTGACTACGTGATGGAGGATGAAGAGCTGAGGAAGCAGTACCAGCGACACGGCTTCTTCCCCCTGCGAAACGGCAAGGGAACTCGGAATATCGGCTATATGTTCTCAGACCGATCCGGCAAAGGCTTTGTACGCGTGGGCAACTTCTATATAGAGCCGCTTGTCCACATCCTGCACGATGACAGCAACAAGAACCGCCGCATCGTGGAGCTGAGCGTGGCGAACAAGAATGGTAAGACCTTCATGGATTTCGTCTCGAAAGAGATGCTGCAGCTCTCCCAGTTCGAGGCTCGCATGTGGGAGCGCGGCGGGCTCTGCTTTACGAACGGTACGCAAGAGCGACTCCGCGCGATACTGCACGCGATGGCGGATAAGTTCCGCGCCTGCTCCGAGCTGGAGACGCTGGGGTGGAGCGACAAGGGATTCTTCGCATTCTCGAACGGTTTCTATCACGAGGTGGACGGAGAGATGCTCTTCTCCCCCGTCGATGAAATCGGGCTGGTGGAGCACGAGGGCGAAGGCTTCTTCTTGCCGACATTCAGCCGCATCCACATCGATAAGAGCACTGACGAATCCGATGCGGACAGGCAGAGCAAGTATCTGAAGTACGACCCATCGAAGCACGCGGACATCACCTTCGCCGAATGGGCGGAGTTGATGAACGAGGTGTACAAGATTAACAACAACGGCAAATGGGCCATCATCTACTCGATCATGTGCGCCTTCCGCTCGGACATCTTCCTCTTCGATCGATTGTTCACGGCTTTGTTCTTCGTTGGCCCGACCAACTCGGGTAAGAGTAAGATCGCATACAGTACCCGTGCACTCTATATGCCCGAAGAGGCTCCCTTCTTTAACCTCAATCTGGGTACCTATCCTGCCCTCTCCTCGCTGTTGGAGCGATATCGTAACATCCCCGTGATGCTCGACGAGTACAATGATGAGCTGCCTGACGTGACACTGCAGTCGCTGAAGGCTGCGGTGTACGATGGCGAGGGGCGGCAGAAGCGTAAGAGTGCAGACAGCAAGGATGTGGAGACCACTCGCGTGAACGCTCCTATCATCCTGCTCGGACAGGAGAACCCGCAGAAGGACGACGGATCGCTGGGTAATAGATGCGTTATCTGCGATGTGCCGCTGCACGGGGAGTGGAGCGAGGAAGAGAAAGAGGTCTTCAATCGCTTGAAGGCATACGAAGCGCAAGGGCTGCACCACCTGCTATTTCAAGTGCTGGCGATTCGTCCGAAGGTGCGCGAGTTCTTCCGCAGTCTCCAGCAGGCGAGCTTGAAGGAGCTGCACAACGCCGTTCGCGGAAAGCTTTCGAACTGCGAAGCTCTTCCCCGTGTATTGAACACAGTGAGCCTCTTTCTGGGGATGCTTCGCCTCATCGAGCGACATACAGACCTTGTCCTCCCCTTCGGATACGAGGAGTTTTTCGAGCTCGCCACCGAGAAGGTGATCAAACAAGTGGAGGCGCTGTCGAACTCGAACAAGGTGAATACCTTCTTCCAATCTATCGCGACGCTTATCAATGACGGCAAGGTGCTGCCGGGTCGCGACTACAAGATCGACCACCCACGGACGGGCACGATTACGATCTCGAAGGCCGGCCGTGTGTCGGAGACCATCCCCGTGGAGCCCGGCCGCCGCCTACTTTACCTCAAGGTGTCGAGCATATATCCCAACTATGCGCGCCTGATCGGAAGGGACTGCCTCTCTCAAAGCTCCCTGCAGAAGTATCTTGAGGGCACGCCATACTACATCGGTCGATCCTCCAGTACACGCTTTACCTGGCAGGAGACAGAGGAACGTTCTCGATCAGCAGTGACGGGTCATATACCGGCGCAGGAAGATGTGCTGAACGGAGGTATGATACCGGAATCGCCAACAGACAAGATGAGCGTCCGCGTCCGCGTGGACAAGTGCGACGTCACTTCCTGCGTGGTGTTCGATTACGATGCGCTGTACAGTAGTGTAGAGGTCGACCTTGCGCGCGAGGTCTTCTACGAAGAGAAAGAGGAGGTGTTCTGATGAAGAGAAAATGTCTAAACTGCTCGCACTGTTTCGTCGATGGAGATGGTGACCCTGTCAGTTGTGATTATGGACTGCCCGATGGCGCAATGCGCATCGGTGACATTTGCCCCAAGGACCATAAAAAAATCAGAAATTTCAGAGAATAACATGAAGGATATTCTTGACGCTTGCTGCGGAGGCAAGATGTTTTACTTCAACAAGGAGGATCCTCGAGTTCTTTTTCAGGATATAAGGGCGATAGAAACTACTCTCTGCGATGGACGTAAGTTCGAGGTGCGCCCAGATGTGGTTGCTGACTTCACGAGTATGCCATACGATGACTGCTCCTTCTCGGGAGTTGTCTTTGACCCGCCACACCTTAAGTATTCCGGCTCCGAGAAAGAATCCAAGGGTTGGCAGATGACAAAATATGGAAGCCTCGGTGCGGATTGGAAAGAAACCTTGTCTCGTGGTTTTGCGGAATGCTTTCGGGTGCTAAAGCCTGGAGGCTTCCTCATTTTCAAGTGGAATGAGACGGATATACGCCTTTCGGAAATTTTGAAGTTGACAAGTCAGAGCCCAATTCTTGGACATAAGAGTGGGAAACGAAGCAATACCCACTGGGTGCTATTCATGAAATAACAACTAAAAATTCATCAAACACAAAAAAATATTAATGTCAAATGAAAAATGAAATGGTTATTGCTTGGTTTTCGTGTGGATGTACATCTGCAGTGGCTTGTAAAGCACACAAAGAGAAAGATGGAACGCCCATATTCCTTGATCTGTGAAAGCTGCTGGATTTATTTCACCCGAGTAAAAGATATTATATGCGAAAAATAATGTTTAACGACCGCTTTCTTTTGACACAAGCAGTCTTGGAGAGGCGAAAGACCCAAACTCGCCGTCTCGAAAAATGTCTAAAGTTCTATTCTCCCGCCGACCCCATCTGGGTCAATTCCAGATATAAGCCCGGAGAGCTCGTCGCGATAGCGCAATCTTACAAGGATACGTATGATTACATGACGGAACACTTGAACGAGCTTGGCATTATAAGAAGATTTGTCCGAAAGCTCATATGGGACAACTATAGGGATCATAAAGGATGGGGCAACAAAATGTTTGTGAAGCCTGATTTTATGCAGCATCATATAAAGATAAAGAATGTGCGGCTACAGCGCCTCCAAGATATCACTGATGATGAGGTGCTATTAGAAGGGGTTCGAGAGGTAGAGACAAGCAACAACTGGGGAAACTCAGCAACTCATACAGAGTATAGCGTAACTTATTATGACAAAAAAGGCTCAACCAAACAGCTAATCGGTCGCAGCCCTAAGGAGGCTTACGCCGCTCTGATAAATGTGCTTTCAGGAAAAGGCACATGGGAGAGCAATCCTTATGTATTTGTTTATGACTTCGAATTGTCGGATCTCTCCGTGGATCCGCACGAAGAGATTGGATAAGCCCTATGATATTGACTTTTACTACAACAAAGCCTGGCTTCCTCGTGATTGTAGCCAATATGGAGGAGGTATCGAAGAGGCTCGATCGCTTTGCTATCTGCGATCATTGTCGGCAAGAGTCCGGCATGGGATACTATATCGCCATCCTTCGTTTATGGTATTGCAAAGAATGTTATGAAGAATGGTCCCGTATCGCGACGATTCGCTTCAGAGGTGATATACCGACGGAGGAGCGAAACTACAGAGAAATGATAGACCGTCTGAAGCCTAAGTAAGCTCACAAGCAGAATTCGTTAGTCAACGGAACAGCGCGCCCCTGACAGGCGCGCTTTTTCGTTGGCGGCTGGACATTTTTTTTCGTTGGCAGGCTCGGAAGGCGGACTTTTCTTCCCCTCCTTGCGCAGGGAAACGAACGAAATCCCCCGTACCCCCTATGACAAAAAAAAGAAGATTAAACGGAATTTGAACCGCGCAAAACCACGAGAAAAGCAACAAAAACCGTCCTACCGTCCAACAAGAGGATAAAAATGGACAAATTGTTCAATAGTATGTAGTATGTAAGTAGTTAGTAGTTAGATAGTTAGATATTTATTTATTTTGTAGGACGTTGTAGGACGTTGTAGGATATTTGCCGTTTTTTGTAGGACGAAGGCCATTTTTTGTAGGTTTAGGGATTTGTAGGTACTTCCTACATCCGTCCTACAAGAACTACAGCCCTTTTCTCTGACCTACAAAATTCTATTTTCGTAAAGTGTTGATATATAGATACTTGGTTGATTATTGAATAAATCTTGTAGGTCTGTAGGTCTGTAGGACGCAAAAAATGCGAAGCGGAACAAGAAAAACACAAAAACTCGGCATGGTGACAGAAAAAAAACATATAACATTGTAAACCAATCAGTTACGAAATGACGGTAACGAAAATTGATATAAAACCGCATTTAGCGGAGTATATGAGGGCAAAATACTGGAATGATGCCGAGCAGGCTGTTTGCTTGCCGGATAGTGATGATTTGTACATCACTATCTACAATCTGACCTCAAAAAGACCTTCTTCCGCACCCATCGATGAGGGTAATCTTCCGATTGCGATCCCCAGCAGACGCGAGGGGAAGAATCCCGAATATTGGAACTACCTCGGTGCTCGAGCCGTGAGGCATATCGAAAGTAAGATCGAGGTACGCTTCTGGGCTGAGGTACATGAGTATCTTGATGAGCAGAAGCATCGATATAATATCGACTATATTACTTCCATCGAAGCCTTTATGTTGCGGTACAATATCCAAAGCATGTCGGATGAGGCCATCCGAAAGAATTACTACAGATGGAAGCGTGTGTTGCGCCCCACAGCGGAAATAAGGAGATACAAAAAAAAACGATAACAAAGCGTATCTATCTGTCCGACAGAGCGGAACGAGGTAGAACGGTTTGGAATACATGGAAATATGAATAGAGAATTCTGCAACCGTATCGGCGTCGCCATCATCCGTAATAGTACAGCCAAAGCCATTGAAACAATGCTGTCTTCGACTGATATACTATTGTTTCCTTATCAGTTTGATACAGAGCCTTTTTCGCTCCAGTCCTCTGCAGCAAAGGGCGCGTACGGTCTACGATACGAAGTAGACCAGGACATTATTATAGACATGCCCGAAGAGGCTACGCGTCTGCAGTTCTCTTTCTTGCGTCGCTGCGTGGTCTGCTTGCAGGCGTCCGATGGTAAAAAGATTGTGCTCGGATCAGCTGATTATCCGGCACAGGTGAGCATTCGCCCCCACCTCAACAAGGCTATTCTGCACCTGAAACACATCAGCTTAACGCCTCACATGCTCTAATAGAGTCCTTTACGACCGATTCTTGCGCTTCTATCTTCGCGTCAAAAGAATCAGTCGTGTCTATTCTAAATCTGAAAGAAATCTCAAAAGAGTCGCTCGATCTGGTATTCAATCCGTCGGGCTGGCTTATCGATGTCAGCGAGTTCTACAAGGCTGTAGCTGACATCATCATTCCGCGTTCTGAGTACTCCTATACAGAAGAGTGCAAAAAGAAGGCGGATGCAATCGCTAAAGAAATCAACGGCATCAGCCTTGTATCCGGAACCGACCTCAGCAGCAGCGATGTGCCGGAATGCTCGCTGGCGTACTATCGAGTTGCCGGACTCGTGCGCGCGGATTATCCTTGGGACTGGTACTTCTCCTCTAAGCGAATGGAGAAAGAGCTGCGATCCGCAGAATCGAATCCCAACATCGCCGCTCACTTCATCCATATCTCTTCCGGTGGTGGCGAAGCCTGGTATCTCGATCGATTGTTCGCAACCCTCTCATCACTTGAGAAACCCATCTTCGCGCATGTCGAAAAGGTATGCGCATCAGCGGCATACTATATAGGATGTACCGCACAGCGCATAACGGTTGAGACGCCAAACTGCACCATCGGCTCAATTGGGGTCATGTGTCAGTTTACGAACATGAAGGGTTTCTTCGAAAAGTTGGGCATCAAGGATGTGCAGCTGTATGCTGATGGAAGCGACCTCAAGAACAAAAAGATTCTGGATGCTCTCTACAACGAGAAGCCGGATGAGTTTATCAAGAAAGAGCTGAACCCGTTACGGGATCAGTTCGTTAATGCTGTTCGCTCCGCTCGACCTGCTCTCGCAGAACTGAAGGATGACCATCCTGCACTGCGCGGTGAAGACTATCGAGCAGAAGAAGCCATTCAGGTTGGTCTTGTCGATGAGATACTCTCACTCGAAGATGCGCTATCCCAAGCGCATCGAGGAGGGCAGGAATATCTTAATACTATATCCGCCCGAAACAAAGCACTCACTTTCTTACCCAGATAATTTATGAAGTTTTCACAAATGCTCATGGCGGTTCTCACCGCCCTTGGTTTTGTCAATAAGGCAAAAGCCAAGACCCTGACGCAACAGGAGTGGGAGGCTATTGAAGCCGAGTTCCAACGCCAGCACGGCATTGGGATGGCTACGGCTCTCAGCCAAGCAGTCCAGTCCAGTCAGGTCGAAGAAGAGAGAGAGAAGGCATTGGCTATTATCAATGAGGCAATGCCGGAGGCGTCTTCTGAAAAAGAAGAGGAACCTCAGCCCTCTCTTGTAGAAGCTGTCAGGAAGATGACAGAATTGGTCAATTCGCAGAACGCGACGATCGCGCAGCTTAATGAGCAGCTTGCGACGCTTGCGTCTGCTGCTAAAAAAGATGTACCCTTGGAAACAGTACAGAAACCGCTTTCAGTACACGGCCCCGGCACGACAGAAAAGCACCTCTTCGGTATCGAGCACCCCGTCTTCGCGATGGATAAGCGTTGGAACCGAATCGCGCAGAATGTTGGCTATGCCACGCTAAACGCTGTTGACGAAGAAAAGGATGGTGCCGCTTTCCGTTCCGCCGTCGGCGATTACGGAAAGACGCTTGCAGCTCGTTATGCCTTCCTGAAGGCGAACAAGATGCTTGACCCGAAGAAGCTCGCCGCAGGCGAGTTCGCAACGAACACAACCAATCTCGGCAATGCCGGGCTGGGTGATCAGTATGTTGTGATCAGACAAGATGCGCTTATCGCTCATGTCATCAAGAGACAGAGCGTCGCAGGTATCTTCCCGCTCCGCTCCAACATCCAAGACCGTGAGCTGATCACTAACGCCTTCTTCTCAGAGGTTTCACAGGCATGGCAGCCCGGACGCGTGTTCAAGGGTGGCATGAAGCTCGAGCCGGAGATGGGATACGTGGATGATTCAATGGCTAAGATTTTCTTCCCTCAAATGAAGGAAATAGAGCGCCTGTATATCGGCTATTTGAATACGGATGGAAGCGATCCCATCAAATGGTCGATGATAGAGTGGATGCTGCTGCGTATCTACGAGCAGATGATCTCCGAGCAGAACCATCGCCAGGTAATGGGTATCTATGTGAAGCCCACCAATGGCACCCCCGGTCACTATCTGAATGCCGGAACCGGTATCGTGTATTCGCTGATTCGTTATATGAACGAATGTAAGCTGATGCCTCTGACGCATCCCGCTTACGACAGCTATACAGACACGACGATGTTGGACGCTGTAAAGGAATTCACGAAGGACTTCCTCGAGAAGCTGGACGTAGATCAACAGGCTTCTTCCTATGTGATCTACCTCAACGACCGACACAAGCCGTGGTGGAGAGAGTGTCTGCGTGCGAAGTACAAGTCTGACAACGACTTCTCAGGCACGGATGGTATGATGGGTCGTGTTCCTGATACCGATATCGCCATCCAGTGGGTTCCCAATATGGACAACCTCAAGCTGATGTTTATCCAACAGCCGGGTAACCTGAACTTGCTGGAGAACGTACCCGGCGAAATGTTCGGTGCGAAGATGAAGGATGAAATGGAGGCCGTGTTTGTTTGGGCTGTCTGGAAAGAAGGCGCGTCCGCCTCTTTCGTGGGAGCTCCCTTTGCGGACTTCGAAGCCCTGAAGGCTAACGACTTCGAGCTGCAGAAGATATTCATGAACTTACCTTCTGTGACCCTCGAGCCGGGCGCAACGGTTGCCGACGCTCGCAATGGAATCATCTTCATGATCGGGAAGAACACAGGCGCGACTGTGCTCTCGGATATCAAGAACGCCCGCAAGGGTGCCGCTTATATCTTGCGATGCGGAGCGAACACGACGAACGCAACCACTGTTGCGAAGTCGGACAAGTTCGCAGGTATCACGAAAGCCTTTACCCCGACAAAGGAAGGCGACTACCTGATGGTCGTTCCCAATGATTCGGGCGATGGCTTCTTGGAGCTTGAGAGATGCGAAGCCGGTAAGCGGACTATCAACAAAAAGTTGCAGCCCAACGTGCCCGGTGGTCGATGAATAACCTAACCTGTGCAGGGAGTATCTCCCTGCACGGGTTGCAAAATTTTTGGATATGCTTAAAAAGAATAGAATCAAAAGGCTGGTCTTTGGCATCATTGCTGTGATAGGCCTGCTCATCTGTGGAGCGATCCTTCAATCGCTCGGAGTCTTGGAGCCTCTTGTGCCTGCGGGCGCAGTTTCCTTGGCTGGTGCTATTATCCCGATGGCAGATATCGGAGACGTTTCGGATATAGAAGTATCCGGCGAGAGTCTCGGCTATCGTATTAGATTGATTCGCCTGACCGACATCGACCGAACGCAAAAGATGACAGCGGACGAGTCGAAGCCTGGAGCGATTAAAAAGATACCCCTGAAAGAGGGAGCCAAAATAGCCAGCATCGAATGCCATACGATTCCTGAATTTAACAGTAAGGGAAGCAAGGGGGACATCACCGTCTCAGGAACAAATACTGTGACGGCAGTCTTGGGAGGCTTCAGGGAAGAAGTGCTTCGTTTTGTGGAGCAGTACGTAGGTACTAAGTTTCTCATCATCATCGAAGAGTGTGGCCCTGAAGATTTGTCTTATTTAGTCGGAACGGTCTGCAAACCGATGGTACTCAAAGAGTACGATATCCGCAACAACAAAGACAGTCGAAGCGGAACCATCACCTTCGAGAACTCCAGCATCTATCAACCTGTCCGCTACACGGGCGGCGAAAGCAACGGAGGCTAACGATGTATAACTTCAGAGCAAAATGCGTTCACGTGCGAGACCTCGCACGTGAGCGGTTTGCGGAAGTCGATCTTGAAATCCTCCGCAAAGTAGCCCCCGAGCACTCCGAGTCTCTTGATGTACGCCCGGCAGGGCCAAGGCATGAGGTTGTTCTTCATGCGCTGTTGGACATCGTTACTCGAGAGGCAGTTGAGAAGATGCGCGACGAAATCATGAATACTGAGACCACCGAAGCTGAACCTCCTAAAGACCAGCCCGACGGAAACGCCGATGGTGGAACCGAGGAGCAGCCGACCCAAACCCAGAACGGTGACGGAACTACTGAAACCTCCACAGACGCGGATGAAGAGAATCCGGAGCTGAAGGATCAAGTCAACGATCTCTCTGATCAGACCGATGACCTCAATGGTCGCGTGGACGATCTTGAGGGTCAGGTCTCCGAAATCGTCGAAGATTTGAACGAGCAAAAAAAAAGTGGGAAGCGTCCGCGAAAAAGCAAAAAGAAGACGAATACCCACTAATCCGTTGGCGTGAGCTGAGCAATCCTGACGTTCAGCTTGCGACAGTCTTATACAACTCTCGCATCGACGAATTCCGTCTCATGCGAGAGTTGTCGCTTAGAATAGATGACAGCCCGACGGAGTATGACATCAAGGAATTGGCTGAGGCGCGGATTCGGCAGAACATGGTCTTCGAAGAATTGAAGTCTTACAACCTGACGGGTAAGTTCCTCTGCAAACATCCGCTTGTCATTCACCGAGCGGAACATCGAGACTTGCAGCTGCTGAAGGATAGCAACCCCGCCGCCTTCCTCAAAGAGTTTGCCAACTGCAAAAAAAATGTGGATCGATATGACAGCTATATACGCGATCCGAAAAAAAAGAAGGATATAACGAAGAACGAACGCCTGCGCGATAAGCACCGTGAGCGTATGGAGGTGTTCCGAAAAATTTTAGCCAATGAAACAGATAACAGTCTATAACCTCGGTAACCTCCCAGTAGCGGATGTGTCCGAGTTTATCGAGCTGCAGGAAGACTTCAAGCACGAAGATTCCGAGAAGCTGAAGGCTCTTCAGATGATCATCATCGAGCGAGGATTCAAGTATGCCTTTACCGCCTGGCAGGATGAAGACGGTAAGTTGTACATCATCGATGCCCATCAACGCAAGAAAGCATTGATGGGTCTTCGGCAAAGAGGATGGGATATCCCCCCCATCCCTTACCAACCCATACAAGCAGCTTCGAAGAAGGAAGCAGTAGAAGAGATCGCCGCCTTCAATTCTTCGTTCGCGACCATCAACCAAGACTCCCTGTTATTCGAACGCTACGAGATAGACCGAAATACGCTCGACACTTTCGAGCTTCCGTTTGAGCCGATTGCGTTCGATACCCCTGAAAGCGCATCAATACTCGATTTCAATCTTTCTCCTGATTCGGAGCTCGAAGATATCGATGATGTTGAGGTGGATGTTCCGGATGAGTCGAAGTGTGTATCAAGGCTTGGCGACGTCTGGGTATTGGGGGATCACCGCCTGGTATGCGGTGACTGTCAGTCTAAAAAATTTGTCGACCTCCTGATGCAAGGAGAGAAAGCAGACCTCTGTGTTACCGACCCTCCCTACAACGTATCCTATGTGGGAGAGACCGAAGAGCAGATGACTATCGAGAACGACTCGATGTCGAACGACGAATTCTTGTCGTTCCTTCGTCAAGTCTTCAAAAGCATCAAGTCCGTAATGCACGAGGGTGCAGCTATCTATGTTTTCCATGCCGACACAGAGGGCTCCAACTTCCGCCGCGCATTCGTGGAAGCCGGCTTCAAGTTCGCCCAATGCTGTATCTGGATGAAGAACTCATTTGCCATGGGTCGCCAAGACTACCAGTGGCAACACGAGCCGGTACTGTACGGCTGGGTGCCGGGAGCTGCACACAAGTGGTACTCCGACCGCCGGCAGTCGACCGTCTGGCAGTTCGATCGTCCGCAGCGGAACGCCATCCACCCGACCATGAAGCCGATCCCGCTTATCGCTTATCCGATACAGAACTCATCTCAAGCTCGAGATACGGTCATCGACTTTTTCTCGGGGAGTGGCTCTACGCTTATCGCCTGCGAAAAGACAGACCGTATATGTAGGGCGATCGAACTGGATCCGCGCTACGTGGACGCTTCTGTACGCAGGTATCGACAGATGTTTCCTGGTAAGACTATAACACTGATACGCGATGGAGAACGAAAAGACATTGTTGCAACAGGACTATAGCGGAAAGGTCAGGACGTATGGTTCGCTCGGGTACACGCCCGAGCGGATCGCCGACCTGCTCGGACTAAAAGGGCTGGAGCGCGCTGAGTTGATTATCCGCATAGGAACAAAAGGCGACCGACTCAATTCTGAGTACATCGCCGGCACGGCTATCGGCGAGTGGAATATCGATGCGGCTCTCTCCAAGCAGGCTGAGACCGGAGATGTAGACGCCGTCAAGCTGCGCGCCGATCGCATACGTGACAGGAAAGTCGCGGACATCAAAAGAGAAAAATTCGGAATATGACCTTCATTGATCAATTGGAGAAACTCCATCCGGACATCGTGGAATCGTTCCTCATTACAGGGGTTTCTTCTGCCATGTCGGATGAGATGAAAATATTCGTTCGTCAGCTCCAGTGGGCTGCGGAGATATATAGCACAGAGCGAAACATCACGCGCGCAGCGAAGAGCTTGCGCACTCGGATTCTTGCCTCGCAGAAAATAACGGTCGACATCCGCACATGCAAGGCTCGCATCTATGCAGCGATGTCCTACTTTGCTATCGACAACAATGTCGCGACCAAAGTCTGGGAGACCGATTTCGCAGACAAGTACGAGGACTTGGCTTCGTTGGCAATCGCCTCCGATGATATCAAGACCGCCTACAAATGCTACAACTCTGCGCACGAATGTCGTGTCCGCGCATCCGAAGCCGCTAACCGTGAACAGGCTTGGGCACCGGTATTCATCATTTCGCCCGACACAAGTCTGACCGACTTGGGATTCGAGAAGAAGAGCCTCAAGGCAATAGCGAAGAAGAGCAACGATGGATTCTATCGCCGACTCATCGATGGGCTTCCAATTGATCAGAAAGAAAAGGTTCGCCTGTACAACGATGCGGATATTCAGGATATTGAAGCTGAAGAAATCTACACGGAATGAAAGACCTAAAAGAATCCGTTGCGGCACCCTTCGTTGAGGATATCAGGGAGTCGTACTACATGAACCGGATGCAGATCAGTGCAAACCTCGTGGACGCGAACGTCCAGATCATGGAGGTTGCCCGTGCCGGCGGAAAGACCGAGGGGGTATTCGGCCCACGCATACTGAAGGTGGCAAACTCGATGCCTACCGAGCTGGGGTTTCTCGTGCACAAGACCTATGCCGCACTGCTGACCAACATCTGTCCAAACATACAGGCTTGGTTCAGTCGCCCCATTCAAGACGGGCGAAGATCGATGCTTGAGTACGGTATCGACTACGTTGTCGGAGAGAGCAAGATACCGGGACACTTCCGCCGACCGAGGTACCCGATCGTCTACCCCAAACACAGCATCCTCTTCCGTAACGGCTTCCACCTGCAGCTGGTATCGAGCGACCAGCCGGAATCCGTTGCCGGTCGCTCGGGTGTACATGCCTTTATTGAGGAGATGAAACACCAGAAGGGTGAAAAGCTGAAAACCCGATTGTTCCCTTCTCTTCGTGGTGCCGACCTGCGAGCCAGACAGTCGCCATACTACCAAGGCATCACCGGCGTATCGGATACGGCGCGCGTCGACTTGGGAGAGGATAACTGGTTCGAGGAGTACGAGCGTAATATGGATATGGAGCTGATCAACGAAATAGCTTCCGTCTCGTATTACGTGAACGAAATGCTCTATCGAAAAAGCCAGATCGAATTCGGCAACCGGTCGGAGAAGAACCCAATCGTTCAGGAAGCCGCTCGGCTGGAGCTGGAGAAAATCGAAAGAGCTCTGAAGAAGTGGGATCCGCGACTGGCGGAGATGAGGCGGAATGCTACTTACTATGCGCGCGCATCCTCGCTGGTGAACAAGGATATACTCGGGCCGAAGTTCTTCAAGACCCAGCTGGAGACGCTGGATATAGATGAGTTCCTCACAGCTATATGCGCTATCCGGAAGCGGGCTGTCGTGGATAGATTCTTTGCCGCTTACGAACCTTCGAAGCACCAGTATAACGATGGGTACAGGTATCAGGATATTATGAAGATCGATCTGAAGGATCACTTCGAGATGAACGCTTCTTTTCTGAGGTACTACAATTCAGGAAAAGAACTTCTGCTCGGATACGACCCGGGCGCCTTTGCATCTTTGGTTGTCGGACAGGAGAGTAACGATGCCGATACCCTGCGAATCCTGAAGGAGTTCTACACCGTCGCTCCGGCGGGACAGGCGGAAATGGCTTCTGACTTTTATCGCTTCTTCGGAGCCTACGCAAAAAACAAGCGGATCCTGCTATACTTCGACCGCGCCGCCAACAAGCGAAAAGAAGAGTTCGAGCAGATAACGACCGACGCAAAAATTCTGAAAAGGGAACTGGAGAGTTACGGCTTCGATGTGGAACTGATGGACGAAGGGCGGGCAACCATCTACCACTGGCAGCAGTACAAACTATTGCTGTTCATCTTCGGAACGAACAATTCTATGCCCCGAGTTCTCATCGACGAAAACGAGTGCGCGAACTTGTGTAGTTCAATCATGCTGTCGCCAAAGAAAATGAGCGATGGACGTATCGAGCTGGACAAGACCAGCGAGCGCAGAGTTCCGCTCAGGCACCAGGCGGGACTCACTACACAGCTCCCCTCCGCGCTTATCTATCTGCTGTACGGTCGCTATTCCGGACAAATGCCATCGGAATACAATCCGTTCCCGGATAATCTTCCGAGTAATATGTCGATATAACACCACCGAGTAGACACAAAAACAAACTCCCCCGATATAAAATGTAGGTCGTTTGACTTTGAAAAGTATGCTACCCTTTTGTGTCTCAACTGTTTAAGCTCTCAAAACTGTGAAGCAAAAAATTCAAATACCGCGAAAGCCCACGTACCGCTGGGGGAAGCGGCAGGGTCGCAATGCGAGCCGCGGGTCGGGAAATGTGACGGAGGGGGTGGGGGTGTCCTTTTAAGGCGGTGGGTCGGACGCTACTTTCGCATCATGGATAATCTCAAAGGAGTTCGCGCGCTGGAGTGGGCCAGGGAGCTGTCGAAGGTTCCCGAAGGCTGCTTCAAGATCGCGTTCTTCCCATACAATCGGAAGACGGGCAAGGTCGGCACGACCCTCCGCGTACTCGAGGGCTGCAAGGTTCGGCGCGCCCTACCCGAAGAGGCGTTCTCGGTAGCGAGCGAGAACTACTTTCTTTTCAAGGATAAGGATGGCAACAACAAGATGTGCTACAAGATTCTTATCCGCTACATGGGTTTCCCTCACGATAACTTCACGCTCAGAAAGATTGACTGGTTATGATACAAACACTCGGGCGCTTCGGCGTCTATAGCGGAGAGGGTTCCGTACTTGCCTTCTCCATCGATGGGTTGGATGATCCGCTGTTCAGCGATACCTCCAACCACCACCCCCAGCGAGGGGAATCGTATAAGACCGTCGGTGCTTACAGGCTGCTCTGCCGTGGTGCCGCCGACACCTCTTGCGAGGAGATTGCGGAGTCGCTAAAGGCCAACCGACTGATGCCCTCCCTGATCAACAAGCAGGTGGAACTGCTGTATGGTCGTGGCCCACGCATCTACCGAATCACCGATGAAGACGGTCAGTCCGGTGCCGATGACGGTATCAGTCGGAATTGGGTGAAGCAGGACGATATACAAAGCTGGCTGGAGAGCTGGCAGGCTAACGGCATCGAGATGTCGTACACCGACTTCGCCGCCGCCTGCATCAAGTCGTTCTACTTTTTCCGGGACTTCTTCGTGAAGTGGCGGACGTCTGCAGCTCCCGGGGTGGGAGGTGCTGTTCGGTTTGCCGGGCTGGAGTTCGTGGACAACCGCTTTTGCCGACTCGGTACACAGAAACCCGTATCGGATCGGACGCCTCTTTCGTACTCCGACTTCTCGGTCGTCGCTTACGGCAACTATCGCGAATCCGCCTCATCGTACAAGATATACCCCCTGTTCCGACTGCGCGAGGTAGACCGGTATAAATTCGCCGCCATCTCCCATCATCGGGAGAGCAGCCCGGGCGAAATCTACGGTCTGAACGAAGTGTACGAGGGTATCAAGGAATTCCTGAAGACCAGTAACGACCTGCCGGTCTATATCGGCAGCTTCCTGAAGAATGCGCTCGCGGCCAAGGTGCATGTTGTAATTCCGAACGCATGGGTGGAAGCGAAACGCACGCAGATGAAGGCTATCTGCAAGGAGAACGAAAAGCGCGTGAAAGCCGGCGAATCCGCTCACCTGTTCGAGGGTATCGATGTCGGTACCGAGTTTCTGGAGTCCAACCTGGTGCTCCTGATCCAGAACCAGCTCCGGCAGATTTCCAAGTTCTTATCCGGATCACGCAATCAGGGCAAGGCCTTCAGCTCCTTCTCCTTTACTGACAACTCCGGGAACGAGCAGCGTTGGAAGATCGAGGAAATCGACCTGAAGTACAAAGAGTATATCGAAGCCCTCGACAACCACGACAAGCGCATCGACGAAGTGCTTGTCAGCTCCGTCGGTCTCGATAGCTCCATCTCGGCTATCTCCAAGCCGGGCATGATCAGCAAGAGCGGCTCGGACACTTACTACAACCTCTTGCTATACCTCATGACCCTGACCATCGATGATGAGAAGTGCTGCGAACCTTTCAACTGGGCGATCCGCGTCAACTTCCCGGAACTCTACAAGCAGGGCTACCGAATCGGCTTCTATCGTCCGCTGCCGGCAAAGCAGTCGGAGGTCTCTCCAAAGAACCGTCTCTCCAACCAAGCAAGCGAATAACTATGGACATGCTCAAGACCTTATTCCCCGACTCCGCCACCCTGCGGCGGTACGTATCCGGATTCCAAGCCGGCAACTCCATCGATGAGCTTACCGGCGTCATGCCGTCCGCCGAAAAGCAGATCACCGCCGTGCTGCCCGCCCCCCTGCTGGCGCGAGTCGTAGAAGCAGATGAAACCTCCACGGAGGGGAAGGCTCTCCGCTCCGCGCTGGCGAACTTGCTAATGATGAAGTATATCGCTTTCGACAGTGTCGAGAAGCGGATCACCGGGAAAGCGGACATGTATAAATACGAAGTAGAGGCTATCCGCCGCCAGTACGCGGACAACTTCTACAGCGCGATGGATTCGCTTCTGGAAGTGGTCAGTACTTCTGGTAAATACGAAGTCGAATGGAAGGGCAGCCGATGGGCGCGCTTGCTGGCAGAGGTGCCCATCCGCACCTGCGCCGATTTCGATGATATATACCCGATCGACCTGTCCTATCACTTTTTTTTCCGCACCCTCCCGTTCCAGCGCGAAGCCTACCTCGAGTATTCCCAGCTCTTTGCCAAATTGCGCGCCGCTGAGGAAAAAGACCCGACGGAAATCAACTTTCCGGAGCTGAACGGACAGCTCCGACTGGCTTTCGCTAAGGTTGTCGTTTCGTTGGCCCTGCTTCGCTTCGATATTATCGAGCTTCCAGAAAATATCAGAAACCTCTTTAGCGAACAACGATCGCTGCGCTCCGGATACGACCCTTCGACTGTTACGAGTCATCTGGCGGCTCGACTTCGGGCGGAGGCGGAGACCTCGTTTTCTGCAGTAGTGGCAGCCCTCTCGGATTCTCGCCCGGCTGGCAGTTCCGGCATTTGCGCGAACGAATCGGATAAGATAGTCCTGCTCGCTTGATATGAACGCACCTTTTATCTCCTTCTCCACGGAAACCGCCACCTACTCGGTACCTAATCGCTGGCAGCTGCTTTCGGACGAAATGTTCGTTCCCACTTTCGACCTGCTCGAGCAGTGGAGTCGGGGCGAGCTGTCACCGGCAGCGCTGCAGTCATTGTATGTATGTACCGCGCTGGGACTCGACCACCGCAAGGTGTTCAAGAGCGGCGGCGGCGAGAATCTGTTCTCTATCTCCAGCTCCGTCGACTTCCTCCTCGAGTACGATGAAAAAGAAGAGGCATACCGGATGCGGCAACCTCTTTTCGCGAAGCAGTTCCTGCCGCGGATCACGATCGCCGGCGAGGAGCTTACCGGTTACACGGTATGCACTGCGGGCGACATGCTTTCCACCGACCTGCAGTCCATCCGCTTCATCGACGCGCTCGACCTGCTTTCCGCCGGCAGTCCGATTGCCCTGCTCCGCCTTGTGCTCACGCTTTATGCCGGCTCCTCATACTCGGCTGAAGAAGTGCACCGACGGGCGGAGCAGCTGGCGGACAAAATTTCGGAGGCGGACGGCTTGGTCATCCGCGCCGTCGCCTTCCAGTTCGGAGCACTCGCCTCTTATATATTCTCCCTTCCCCGATTCGCGTTGCTGAAGAACAACCGCCAGCAGTCGGAAGGGTCGCAGGAGTACGCCGTCGGACTGGACGCATCCCTCTACCACCTGTGCGCGGACGGCATCGGCTCCGCCTCGGAGGTGGAGGATATGCCCGTACTCCGCTTCCTCGAATCTATGCGCAACAAGCTCATCGAGGGCGTTCGCTCCCTGCACGACGCCGGCGTCAAACTCCTCGACATCGAAGAGAAGACCGGCGTACCGCTCACCATCATTTCACAGATCATCCACGCCTAACCCTCAAGCTCATGTTTATCGACGTCGTAAAATATTTCGCCAAGTTCTCCACGCTCGAGGGCGTGATGGCGAACTTCACATCAGGATCCAGCAGCGTCGCCGGTTATTCCGATCTGATCGCGGAGCTGGGCAAGCAGACCTATCTGGGCATCGTGCCCCAGTTCGTTTTCGGTCCGACCCTCGAGAAGGTAACCACGCGCGTCACCTCCATCCTCGACGGGCCGTATCTCTTCGTCGATTACGGCGAGTTCGAGCATTCCACCACCGCGCCCGGGCAGTTCTCCGACTCCGCGCGATTGGCCGTTACCGTTGCGTGCCCTCTCCGCGATAGCTCTTTCGATTCCGTGGAGCAGCTTCTGATGACGGAGGACTGCCTGACCCGTCTGGTCAAGATACGGAACGAGATACTCAAGCTCCGCTGCAACCATGATCCCTTCTATCGAGGCATCGCCAGGGAGCACTCCATAACCCCCTTCGAGGCCCCGGCTTTGGCGTCTGCCGGCTGGACGATGATCTTCTCGCGCTCCGGCTTCGATACGCTATCCGGCAAGCCGAAGTAATCACTTGAATACAACTACTATAAACTATCTTAACGCGCTGAAAATAAGCGCGTTAAGACTTGCGTGTTCCGTTTTTTGTAGCGACCTTAGACGTACAGAAAAGAACCCCGATATGGAACAGCAAGTACAGCGAATTCTTTCGCAAAACACAACGAAAACCAGCAAGATTCAGCAGCTCCTGCAGCTCGGACTCACCCGCCGCCAAGTAGCCGACCTCGTAACGAACGGAAATTACGGCTTTGTATATAACGTATATAAGAAGATGCAGGGCACGGCGGCGATACAGCAGATCACGACCCGCCTTTCCTCTTCCGCCTTTACACGCCGCTTCGGCATCGAGATAGAAGCCCACGGCGTCAACCAAACCTACCTCCTCGACAGCCTCCGCCGCGCGGGCATCGAGTGCAAGGGCGAAGGATACAACCACACCACGCGCCCACACTGGAAGCTGGTACCCGACTCTTCGATCCGCGGACGCAACCCTTTCGAGCTGGTCAGCCCGATTCTCGAGGGCGAAGACGGGCTGAAGCAGGTAAAGCGCGTTTGCAAGGCTCTGCAGAAAGTAAACGCGAAGGTGAATAGCAGCTGCGGGATGCACGTACACATCAACGCACGCGACTTCACCCTCCGCACGTGGAAGAATATCCTGATCAACTACGCACGCCTCGAGAGCATCATCGACAACTTCATGCCACAAAGCCGCCGCAACAACTACTACTGCAAAGGCTTTTCCCGGATAGCCGACTTCGAAAGCAAGATCGAGCGCGCCGAGCGCGTCGAGGATATAACGACGGTACTCGAAACGCGGTATCGCAAGATAAACGCAGAGGCTTACGTACGCCACGGCAGTATCGAGTTCCGCCAGCACGGTGGCACTACGGAGTTTGAGAAGATACACTACTGGGTACGCTTCCTCGAGAGCTTGATCAAGTTCAGCGAACAGGATGGCATTTTCGCAGGCAGCTCGATAAACGACTTGCAAGCGATACTCGAAGAAGATACCTTTACGTACATAAAATACAGAACCCTGAAATTCAAAAACGAACAAGAAGATGAAGAAGAATAAGTACACCCTGCAAGACGGGGGCAGCATAGCGGCTGCCTCCGCAAACGAATTTGTCACCCTCTTGCGTGAGGGCAGCCGGCTGTCTGACCCGGGCGACAACGGCCGTTTTATGATCGAGTTCGCTCAGCGGTATCGCTCCCTTTACGACAAAGAGGTAGATACCTCCAGCGAGGATGCTTTCCTCACAGACCTGATCCGGACGGGATATGCTATAGTTGCAGATTGAGTATATTTGTGCTGTCATTGATTACACTCCTTTCTGTCCCGCCTTCGGCTATGTCCGAGGCGGGATTCTTTCTAAAAAAATCTCCGAAAAAGTTGCGTATATAACAAATATGTCATATATTTGTATTGTAATCAAACGACAGGTATATGAAATGGAATGAACTCAGGCGGATAGCCGAAAAGAAAGGGTGGGTGCTCCACCGCTCAGGAGCCAATCACGATATATATCGTCACCCTGAGAAGCCGGGAACGATACAGATTGGTCGGCATGGCAAACAGGAAATAGCTCCCGGCACCTTTAACAAACTAAAAAAGCAGATAGGGTTCTAAGCCCTATCTGCACCCTCTGGATATAAATAATAATATAGAATAAAATAGAATCGATTATGAAAACGACAGCTTTAGTAGAAAGAAACAGCGAGGGAACATTTTTCATTTTCACCCCTGATCTTCAGGATTTCACGATCATGGGATCGGGTAGCACAGTGGCGGAGGCTATATCTGACTTTGAGAACTCTGTGAAAGAGGTTGTCGAGTCTTACGGAAGTGAGGAGCTTCCGGCGGAGTTAAGAAACTTCAACTGGGAGTATCGTTACGATATCGCCTCCTTGTTCGACTACTACTCCTTTATCAATGTGTCTGCGCTGGCTAAGCGTATCGGCATCAATCCCTCTCTCATGAGGCAGTACAAGAGAGGGCAATACATCAGCAAGGAGCAGATGAGCAAGATCGAAAAAGAGATAAACAGAATCGGCACCGAATTGTCTGCAGTCAGCTTGACCTGACCACGGCAATACCGCCGATCGATCCCCCGCCTCTCCGGAGACGGGGGATTTGTTATTTTTGTGGCGAGGTTCAATTTATTGTCAAACGATAAACACAAAAACAAAATGAAAAAAACTAAACTCGTGATCATTCTCTTTTTGATTGCCATTCTGCCGTCGTTAGCACAAGAGAGTAGTTCAGCTTCTCCTATGCCTAAGTACTGCTATTGTGAGGTTGTTGGAGCGGAGGGTGGAATGTTTTCCACCAAGGTGAAAATCACTATCGATTTCGGGCAGGCCGTTAATTTCTTTTCCCAGAACTCGAAAAGGGAAATGGTGGATGAGAACGGAACACCCATCAAGTTTAACTCGATGATTGACGCCATGAACTACATGGCGCGGTTTGGTTGGGAGGTAGATCACACCTACGCCATCACGCACGGAAACAATCATGTTTATCACTTCCTTCTGAAAAAGAAGTATGTATCTGAAGAGGACATGCTTCGTGGAATCGTTACGCGGGATCAATACAAAAAGATGAAACAGTCCGCGGACGAATAGAGGATACTCCTGTTTCTCAAAGCCCGCCATGCTCTTTTCGAGGTGGCGGGCTTATTTTTTTTGAATCGCTTGCTGTTTCAAAAAGAAACAATATATTTGCAGTGTTAGAATCGTTCACTGGTGGGAGTAATGACCTGCCACTTTTAGGCGGGTCTTTTTATACCCTAACCACAGAAACAGAATTGCGGTATCGCACCCCCGTCGCTCTTGGTTAATGCCGGAGCAAGCCAGTGAAGGTTCTAACAGCGGGTCAGGCGATGCCGCTTTTTTCATCGCCTACAATGTTAGAACCAAGATGGCAAACAAAAGAACCGCCCTGAAGGGCGCGAAGACTGCTCCGCCCGCTGATGCGCAACCGGTGCAGCAGAAGGAGATTATCAAGCATGCTCACAAGAACACGCAGGCGATTGTGTCGAAGCTGAGAGAAATCATCGTCGACTTCCTCGCTATCGATGATTTGTCGGGGTATGATCTTGAATTAGTTAACCTCTACGATGAGCGCACGACTCTGCGAGTCATCGGAGAACGTGCGAGATTAGACGTTAGTCTTGTTTCGCTTGTGCAGGAAGGAGGCGAGGAATGAGAACTACAAACAGTTTCTTTTTTATGAGCTCATCTGATAAGTCTGCGAAAGACTTCTTCAGAACCTGCTTGGAAGAAATGCTCGCCACCCTCCCTGATGACTCCTTGAATGTTGAGCTTCATTTGAATATCGAAGTATGCTCTCGCGTAAATGCGAAGGGCGAAACTGTACTCGACATCTGCAGCGATGTCGATGATAGCACTATCTCGTTTGCTGCCCCACTCACGAAAACAGAAGGAGGTCAGCTATGAAGCGAAGGAACTGCACCTATACAGGCTTCTGCGAAATAGAAGTGGACGGCAAGAAAAAAGTTTTGTACTCTTTCTCCCTGCAGGATGACACACGATGTCTCCACGCAAACCCAAACGGAGAGGGGCTCGGCATCATAGTCGATGACGCGAGTGCAGAAGACCTCCGCTACATCCGCCTCATGATTAACCAACTGATAGATGAATGCTTGTCGAAAGGAGGTGCCCAGTGAGAGAAGAACTCCTGCCCACTCCTGACCTGCAGGTCTATGTGGACGCGATCCGCGTCCGCTTTTCCCCTGCAAAGGCGGATGACGCCACCCACTTCTTTTCTACAGACGAAGTGAAGGAGGCTATCCGCGAGCTCAACCCCGACATCAAGGGGTTAACGCCTACTGCCGTTCATGATGCCCTGCTGGAGGCAGGGTTCACGCTCGGACTTCAGCCCGGGACGCAATCGATGCGCTTCATGTGGCTGATGAAGGAAAAATAAATTTCCTCATACTTTTTTGCAGCACCCGATTCGGTTCGTCCGAGTCGGGTGCTGTCCTTTTGTGCCCTCCTCGAGCGCGGTTTCTTTGTTGCATGATAACCGACGAAATGATCAAAAAGGAGTTCATCCACCGCACCGTCAGCGGCGGACTCCGCCGCATCAGCACGGTACAGCAGCGCGTTGCGGCTCAGTACTTCACCGGTGGCACGGGGCGGATGCGCGACTTCTTCGGAAGCGTGCCCGTCGAGGTACCCGAAAAGGGGAGGACTTACTACCTGCACACCCTCGCCTATGTCCGGTTTCTCGACATCAAGTACGCCAAGGGCAAGGGCATCCGAACAGCTGATAAGGCTGCTCTGTACAACCGCGTCATCTGGGGTGTGATGTACGGCTCGGTGCTGCCGACGCTAAAGTATGGACTGACCGACTCCGTCCGCCAGGGCATCAAGGCAGAACTGGAGGCAGGAGCCGGCAATCAGGAATAAACTCGTAACACTATATCGAAATGAAGAAGGGCAAACTATCAGAAGACGAAATAAAATTCATCTTATCCGTCGACTCCACTCGTGCGCAGCAGGAAGTACATAAGCTGACGCAAGCGAACAAGGAGCTGACAAAGGCGAATGAGGTGCGCCGCAAGAAGATGATCGAGCTGGAAACGCTCGGTCGCAAGGGCTTACCCGTCTACCAAAAACTCCAAGCGGCCTACAAGGATACGGCCGCCGAAATTCGCCGCAACACCGATCGGCTCGAGCAGTACAAGAACAAGATCGGCTATGTGAACATGTCGTACGCTCAGCTCAAGCGCGAGGCCGCTCGCCTCAAGGTGCAGCTGGACAACACCAGCCGCGCCCTCTCTCCGCATGAGTGGGCGGAGCTGGAGAAGAGACTGAAAGCCGTACGACAGCGGATGAGCGAGGTGGAAGTCGGCGCACGACAGGTGGAGACGGGCATCGGCGCATCGCTCAAGCAGGCTGTTCGTTACCAGCTCTCCCTGCAGAGTATCGTGCTGGGCTTCGTGCTCGCTATCCGAAAGGCTAAGGACTTCATCAGCGAGGGTACCCGCGTGGCCGGTGTGGCACAGGGTATCGATGATGCTTTCAGCAAGATCGCGGATAAGGACTACCTCGCCAACCTCCGCGAGCAAACGCGCGGGCTGCTGGATGATACCTCGCTCAAGAAGTTTACCGTGCAGGCAAAAAACCTCGGCATCCCCATCGAACATATGGGCAAGCTGTTGAGCTTCGCCCAACAGCGTGCTAAGGACACGGGTGAAAGCGTGGACTACCTCGCAGAGAGTATCGTAAAGGGGCTCGGACGAAAAAGTGTCCTGATCCTGGACAACCTCGGTCTATCCTCGGTTCGCATCAGGGAGGAGTTCAAGAAAACAGGCGACTTCACGCTCGCGGTCTCCAAGATTATCGATGAGGAGATGGCGCAGTCCGGCAAAAGCATCGACACGGCAGCCGAAGCAGCCACCCGCAAGGCGGCCGCTTGGCGAAACTTGCAGATACAGGTCGGTGGGTACTTCGTATCGATGGAGGAGCGGATGAGCAAGCTGTCCAATACCGTCGCGAGCAAGCTGTCCGCTGTTTTTTCTTCGCTTGAGCGGAACTGGAAGACGGTGAAGACCGTAGCTCAACTGCTGATTACCACGTTGGGAGCTTATTACGCCGTGGTGCTTGCCGCCGTCGCGGTCGAAAAACTGCACAACCTCACGCTGAAGACCAAAGCCGCACTACTCAAGACGATACATGTATCCGCTCTCCGCTACAACCTCGTACTCGCGAAGATGACAGGCAACACTGCCCGTGCCGCTGCCGCTCAGCGACTGCTCAACACGAGGATCAAGGGAAATCCGTACGCAATCGGTATCGCAGCCTTGGTGCTCGTATCGCAAGCTCTATACCTGTATGCTCAGCGACTGAAAAAGGCTTCGGATGAACGTTTAGCCCTTGCCCGGGTGGAAAAGAACGCCTCGGAACGTTACGCCGAGCAGGCCGGTAAGATAGATGCTCTTACCCGCGTCATCGAGAACAACAAGCTCAGTATCCAGACCCGCCGCGAAGCAATCGAGAAGCTGAAAGAGATCATGCCTTCTTACAACGCCTCTCTGTCCGATGAAGGTGTGCTCTACAACCACAACGCTGCTGCGATACAGAACTATCTGCAGCAGCTGGAGAAGCAGATCAAGATGAAGGCGGCACAGGAAGAGCTGGAGGATGCGTATCGCAAGAAGCGACTCATCGAGAAGAAGCGTGCGGAAAACGAAGCAGCTCTGAAGAAAGCGGAAGAGGACTACGAGCGACGCAAGCAGCTGATCGAGTCGCAGGGGCAGGGACTATCCGGATCGGGTATGCGCCGGCTGGCGGTGGGCATGCAGACGGGAGGTATGGTTTCGGATTTGGCGGCTGCTCGCTCCGCGCTGGAGAAGACTACTGCAGAGATGCAGAAGCAGCAGGCTGTCATCGATGCGCTTAACAACGAAATATCCACTTCGTCCGCGGCGATGACTTCGGGAGCAAAGCAGGTGGCGGAGGCTACCACCTCACTTATCAAAGAGCAGGAAGATCTGCTCGAGGTCGCAAAGCAGATGCCGGAAACGACCGAAGCGGAAATCACGGCGAAGAATAAGAAGATCGAGTCGATCGAAAAGGAGATCGATCGACTGAAGCAGCTGGGGCGCACGAAGAAAGAGACCGGCGGGCGCGGCAAGAAAGAAACAGTCGACACCAACGAGCTGAAGCGACAGCTCGCGGACGGTTTGATCAGTCGCGAGCAGTATGAGCGTGCTGTCTATGACCTGACTGTTTCGTCTATCGAGCATAGGTTGTCGGCTTCTAAGCTGGAGGCTTCTGAGCGCAAGCAGCTGGAGGGTCAGCTGCTCGATGTGCGACTCAAGCATCAAGAAAAGGAGCAGAAAGAATTCGAGGAGTTCGAGAAGATGAAGCTCTCCCTCTTGAAGAGCAGCTACGATACGGAACTGAAGCTGTACGACGAATCCGCAGAAGCATTGCGAAATGCCCTCAAGGAGAAGCGTGCAGCAGGGAAGATCAGCGAAGCGGAACTGAACGCATCCCTTGCGCAGATCGAGAAAGAAGCAGCCGATCACCGTCTGACCTTGCAGCGTAATTATCAGTACGACTTGCAGGAGCTTGAGATACAGACGCTCGGACTCAAAGAGAAGTATATAGAAGAGTCGAACGCCCGTCTTCTCGCTGCGGAAAAGGATCGTGCCGACAAGGAGCTTGCTACTCGCAAGGAACTGGAGACTGCACTGATGGATTACAAGCACGATGCCGGCATCGCGACTATCGATGACGAACGCCGCCTTCGTATCGCTGCTCTGAATGCGGCATACGAGGAGCGGATGGCACTCCTCAGACGGGAGCATCAGGAGACCGAGCAGCTGGAGCGCGCGCATCAGCAAGCCCTGGCAAACATAGAGGCTGAGTATAACGTGAATAAGGCTGCAGCACGTAAGTCTGTCGGTATCGCTACTCTTACAGAAATGATCGCTATCGAGATGGAGGGTCTGAAGAAGATGCATCAACAAGGACTGCTAAGCGAAGCAGAGTATCAGAAAGCTCGTCGCAACATGATCGTGAGCAAGGCAACAGAGGTTGCCTCGATGTTGGTGTCGATGGTTTCGAACACGGTCAACGCTCTCAAGGATGCAGAACTCGCCAGCATCGCCGCGAAGTACGACGCAGAAATCCAAGCGGCTGAAGGCAATCAGGAGAAGATCGCGGAAATCGAAGAACGTCGTGAGCGCGAGAAGCTCGAGATACAAAAGAAATATGCGGATGTGCAGTTCGCTATCAAGGTTTCGGAGATTATAACCTCCACTGCTGCTGCCATCATGCAGGCTTATGCGCAGCTCGGCCCGATCGGCGGTTCGGTGGCAGCCGCTCTTCTTGCAGTGACGGGAGCCGCACAGGTGGCAGTCGCTAATCAGGAACGACAGAAGGTGAAGAACGCCCAGCCGGGCGGCAAGGGTGGAAGCTCCTCTTCTCCGACCGGTCTCCCGATCCGCGTCGCGAGCGGACGGGAAGAGGGCGGCTATATAGATGTCGAGCGCGAGCAGGACGGTAAGCGTTTCCGCGCCCTGCACGAGCCGCGCCGGCGCGGATACGTGGACAGACCGACCGTGATTGTGGGAGAAGGGCCGGCCGGTCGCAGTCGCGAGTGGGTGGCGAGCAATGACGCGCTGCAGAACCCGACCGTGGCCCCGATCATCCGGCTGCTCGACGCGGCGCAGTTGAGCGGACAGATACGGACGATCGACATGTCGACCGTTATCCGCAATCGATACGTGGGGCACGAGGCAGGCGGTTACATCCGGCCCGCCGGTGGCGCGGAATCGCAGTCGGTTCTTACGCCCCTCGTGGGCGGTGGGGCTCGCGATGAGCGGACGATCCGCATACTCGAGAAGTTTATCGATACCCTCGACCGTACCGGCAAGGAGGGTCTCCGCGCTTCGATCGTGTACAGCGAGTTGGAGCGCAAGCGTAAGACAAAAGAGCGCAGTGAGGAGGCTGCACGTAAGAAGTAACTATGTTAATACGACTCGTTTCCGGTGAGGCTTTCGATCTGCCTGCCGACTTCAGCGTTGAGATCACGCGTATCAACCCCTTCTTCTCAGAGCTGGGCGAGCACAGTATCCCCGTGACCCTCCCCCCGTCCGACACCAACAAACGGCTGCTGGGCTTCCCTCACGACATCGGACTCGGCGTGATCCGCTCTTCTTACGATGTATCCATCGAGGACGGAGCCTTCTTCTTTCCTGCGAAGATGCTGCTCCTGTCTGCGAACGAAGCGGAGGGCTTCGAGTGCAGCTTCGTGATGAACATGGGGAAGTTGTATTCGGTCATGCAGAAGGATAAACTGTCCGACGTGGTCGAGCGTCAGTACAAGAAGCTCGACTACGGCACAGCCCGCGCGGCGATGCTCTATCTCGAGAGTGTTGCGCGCAAGGCGGAAATGACGGACGCGGATATTATCGATATATTCCCCATCCTCGCGGATAAGCAGATACTCAACGAGTATAAGTTCCGCACGCCAACGATGGGCAGCATCTTTGCTGCGAATGTGGATAGGAAGATCGACATCGGCGGACAGATGACCGTTATCCCTGCCTGCTTCCTCCTCACCCCCTTCCTCCGCTTGCGGCCTTTGCTGCAGCGGATATTCAAGCACTACGGATACGCTATCTCGGACTGGGGCGTGCTGGACGAAGCCCCGTATCGGGATATTGTATTGCTCAATAACAACTACGACTCGATCGTGAACGGCTATATCATCCCCCTGCAGCTGGCTCCCGACTGCTCGGTGGTGGAGCTGCTTTCCGCCGTCGAGGGCAAGTTTATGTCGCGCTGGGTGGCAGACGAATCCGCCACATCGGTGCGCTTCGTCCGCTTCGACACGCTGCTGGAGGAGGAGAATACAGATCTGTCCGATCGCCTCGCCGGCAGCGTGACCTTCCGCTATCCGCAGAAGTATCGCCGGCTCGAGCTGAAGAGTTCTTCATTCGTCGCACCCCGCTTTCCGCAGGGCGTGGACGGCGAGGGCTATACGCAGATAGACAATCTCAAAGAGGTGCTGCGCAAGCGGAAAGGGTTGTGCATCGACATCCGCACAGGCATCCTGTATCGCTTCATGGTGATGAGCGACATGACAGGCAAGCTGCTATCGGTGGGTTCGCTGGTGACGAACTACATCGATGAGCATAAAGACTACGAGGCGGAGGTCGTGGACTGCGGAGATACGGTACCCGCGCTCCAGCTCCCTTACGTGAAGACGGCGTTTGAGGATGTTGCGATCGCACAGGTGGGGGGCGGTCGCTGGCTGAACAGCTTCTGCCGTCTCGCGGATGGCAAGACGGCGGACGAAGAGGAGAAGGGCGAACTGCCGATCATCTTTGCCATGCCCGTCTCGGGGCAGGGCGTGCTCCGGCAGGGCGGACTCATCGATTCGACTACACAGAAGTCGCTGCTGTATAACGGAGACAAGAGCTTGTTCGAGCTCTACTATCGAAAGTACGAGGAGTTACTCCGATATGGATTGACCGAAGCGGAGGCCATGCTGCAGCTTCGGGGAGTAGACAAGATGACGCTGTCGGCCGTCAATCCCCTCGTGATCGAGGGCAATCGGTTCTTTCCCGAAAAAATCGGATACAGCACGGCGGCCGGCTCCTCCTCGACAGTATCGCTTCGCTCCCTCTCTATGCGCCCCCATATTTCCTCGAGCGACCTGTCTTTCTTGACCAGCTCTGAATATCTCAAGTCCGCCGGAGGCGCGCTGTCCGCGCTGCCTCGGCATACGTGGGAGGTGGAGCTGCGTTGGCGGTACAGCCTTGTCGAGCCGGTCGGCTCGCAGGTGCATTTCTATGAAGAGAACGACCTGCCCGAGTGCGATGCGCAGTCGGGAGGGCCGGGCACCTATGGCCCCGACGCACCGTCTCCAGGGCTGTACGACTGGGGTAAGGCGTACCAACCGCTGTACGAAGCCTTCCAGCAGCGAGGCGACAGGGTGGTACCGGCACCGACAAAAGAACAGATCGAAACGGGTATGCCTTACGTCTATGCTTACTCTCGATACGACCTCGGAAGCAGCCCGATGCCGCAGCCGCTTCCCGATCCGCCTGGCGGAGGATTGAACCCGGTCGACCCCCAGCCGGCACCCGATTCGAGGTACTTCACGATCTTCTTTTGCTTGAAACCCAAGCCTTTATAAGCTGTCCTTTGAGGAGGCTGGGCGCGGTGCTTTTTTTGCGATACAAACATCACAGAAATGTATCGCTTAGTCCCTTCTTCCATCACCCTTGCCGGGCTGCAGCTGCTCGGCAACCTGCAGCCGGTTGTCGTCGAGACGGATGAGTCGGTTCTGACCGCCGTCATCTCGATTTCAGCCGGCTCCTCCTCGCTTGCGAACATCCCTCTTTCCTACACGCCTGCCGGTGGGCGCGTGAGCATCGACTTGCAGGATATCCTGCGTCCTTACTTCTCATTCGAGCAGGTGCCGGCTGGCGATCGGTTTATCTGGCAGACGCGGATGCTGCTGTCCGTGTCGGTGCGGTTTATGCAGGAGACGTCAGCCGGCTTGGTATTGAGCGTGCTGCGAGGTGCGGCCACCGGCATCACGGGAGGGCTCGAAGAGTGGTGCCGCGCCAATCCCCTCACCTGGCAGAGCAGGCGCAAATACGTGCTCGGCCCACAGCCTGAATACCTGACGCTCTACCTCAAACGGAGCGATACCGTATCCTTCAGCATCTATACGCGCAAGGGCGCAGGCCCGACCAAGGCGGTCAGCGGGCAGTCGGTGCAGGTGCAGCAGACGGGCGTATACACCTTCGACGTCAGCCCTGCGGCGATGAGTGCTATCGCAGCTATCGAGGAGGGCGCGCATATCGCTTACTACGATGTCGAGACCGCCGGCGGGGCGAAGATGCAGTACGTGCTCGACCTTCCACGCTCAGAGGATGAGCGTTGGTTCTTATGGGAGAACTCGCTGGGGGGCATCGACACGATGAGGATGTTCGGCGATGAGTCGGTGGTGCTCGCGTCAGAAGACAAGACCATCGCGCGCAAGGATGCGACTACGACATACGATGTCGAGTCTCCGCGCACCTGGAGGCAGGATACCGGCACCCTCTCCCTCCGCGAGCGCACCTGGCTGCTGGACTTCTTCCGCAGCCCGAACCGCTACGTGTTCCGCGGCGGAGTGCTCTATCCCATCGTGCTGACAGAAGCCGGCGGCGAGGGGCTTACCTCCGACAGCGTTTCGAATTACACTTTCACATACAGACTCTCTGACGACAAGGGCGGGCTTAATGTTTCGCTTTTGAACGGTACACCTCCTTCCCTCGTTCTTCCCCCCGTTGCGCCGTCGGATTTTCTGTTGCCCCCTCACCCATCTAACCTCGAGCCGCTGAGCCCGGGCGAGGGGGTTCTTTTCCCTGCGCTGCTCAACAATGCGTGGGGCGTCATCGGGTATAATCAGCTGATGAGCGGACTCCAGTCCGGGCTCCAACCCTACATCGACAAGCTGATTAAGGACTATATAACATGGTATCTCTCTCAAGAGGGGCATAACTCCTCCGCCCCTGCATCGATACTCACTTCCTTCCAGTCGCAGCTTAAGATACTGCGACTACAGGCGGAGGAGCTGAAGCGCAATCCCATACTCGCAGACATTGTGCGGGTGGCTTTGACGGAGGCAGATCAGCGTGCGCAAGCGGCCCTCGATGCCTTGCGCGAATTTTTCGCGACTCATCACACGATCGATTCGGATGCAGAGGAGAAGATTGTCGCTGTCGAGGATGCGTTGGCATATTTCGGCAAGGTGATCTTCATCGCGCAAAAGAGCTTGACGGACAAGCTGACAGATCAGATGCTTCAGCAGCTCAACGTCGTAAGTCAAGAGAACAATACGACCGCGCTGGGCTACGCGACAGAGGCACAGCAACATGCATTCCATCAAGCTCAAGCGTATACGGACTTGACTGCTGCCTCGATCGATCAGTCGATTACAGCAGCTCAAAGTCTCGAAGTATTCATTCGCTCAAGCGAGGGTATCCTGCTGCAGCAGGAGCCGACTTCCACGATGAGCGTGGGAGTGCGACTCAACGGAAAGGATATAACGGATCAGGTGTTGGCGATGGTGCCGGCCGTCAATTTTGTTTGGCATCGCAAGAGCAAGACGGGGAAACATGAAGGTATGACTGACGCGGAGTGGGACGCTTATGCGTTGGGGCGGCACGAGGTGACCATCAAGCGGGCCTTCAAGCATAAGTTGCGTTTCTGGCTTGAGACCTCGAAAGAGGATGATGAACGTATAATCGAACAATTCAAACACAAAAGAATATGAGATCGGAAACAATTATAGTTGCGTCGATATTGGACGGTGCGGGTCTCTCCCTCTCCGCCTCCACGCTTGCGCTCTCGAAGATCAAGCAGCTGGAGGCATCGACACTCCCCAATAAGACCCAGCTGATAGGCGCTATCAACACCGCGCTTCAAACGATTCAGACGAAAGATGCGAATCACGAGATCGACTACTCGAATCCGTCTGCCCCGGAAATCACCTCGTTCAACAATGCGATGGGAGCTGCTTCCACCGCTCTCGAAAACGACAAGAAGTCGAAAATACAAGGTCTTCAGGCGTCGCAGGCAACATTGAACGACAAGGTTGTAGCGGCGGAAGGTAAGATCGGTGGGCTGGAAGCCTTTAAGGCTAATCAGGAGGCTGTCAATCAAGGCAATCAGGCTGCCCTCGGCTCGCTCTCTGCTGATGTAAATATTCTTAATAAGAAGGTGATCGACAACGCGGTTCAGTATCACTACGGGAATTGCATACCGACCTCTTCCAACGAGCCCGCATCGCTCTGGAATACGCTTGACGAGTGCTTGGAGCACGAGGGCGATATCTATACAATCAAAGTGGATGCTCAGAGTCCTGAGTCGGCTCAGTCGAAGAATATGTTTCAGTACAGGTTCCACCGAACCGTCAAGGGGGAACCGACATCTCCGTCAGACTTCGGGTGGAATGAAATAGGCGGTGGAGCGTACTCTAACCTCTCCGTGTCGGTTGCGGATCTGACACAGCAGGTAAAACAGAACGACTCAAACGAACACTTCAAAGACAAGATCACCGCAAATACAGTGCACATTGTCGACAAAGTGAAGGAGCCTACAGCTAACCTCGCTGCCAGCAAGCTGAAAGCGGATCAGGCGTTCAAAGAGGATGTAACCCCCAAAATCAACCCCGCAACAGGGAAGTGGAAAAAAGCAGACGGCTCCGACTCGGATCAGTATGCAGCTGCGGACAAGATACCTGCCTTTACGGCTGCTGTTTCGAACGCTAACGCTGCAGCGAACGATGCAGCTGACAAGGCCAACCTCGCACAGCTGAAAGCTAACGCTGCAGTCAGTGCTGCCGCTGAGGCGAACACGGCAAAAGCGCAGATTATCGCAGCTAAAGAGGCGGGCGAGTTCTCCGCTGTTCGGTTGTATGTCGATCGCGTGGGCGACTTCCGTAACGGCAAGGTGGTAGGGGGGATCGGAGGCAAGGTCGTCCTGACTCCGAAATGGTTCGTCGGCGGTGTCGAGAAGTCTGTGCAGGGCAGCGGGAAGACGGTGAAATGGTACAAGCAGAATCCTGCAGGCGCGGATATACTGAAGAAGACCGTTACAGCGTCCGGCTCGACTGATGTTCGTTTGCAGCTGGCGGACGGGGAGATGGGGACTTATTACTTCGACATCAATGTGTAGCAATGCGCAGTGAGGCGCTCATCGTAGACAGCACGCAGGATGGCGCAGGTGCGCAGGTCAATCTTGTAAAAAAAAGCGTGCCGATTTCGGTCATGGGGAGTAGCAGTACTCCTTACATGATCGCTAAGTGGGATCTGGACAAAACGCTCGTCGGGACTGCCGGTGTAGACCAGTTCTTCACCATGGTGATAAAATATAAATTCACGAAGAAAACACCTGCTTGTAAGATACTTACATACTTTGACGGCCAGTTTTCACCAGGAGCCTTAGACGAGGGGGAGAACGTATCTGTTATTTACCCGAATCTGCGTTGGGGTATTTCGATTGATAGTCTTAGACTATATGCCATCTCGGCCTCGGGAAATGGCGGCGACTTTGGGTCTCTGTCTGTAGATTGGGTGTGTCTGTATGAGGGTAAGCTGGACAATCCGCCTCTATCTTTTATGCCCTCTTCCTCCGATCTCAGCCCGTCTATCAAGTGGGTGGGCACAAGTCTGCAGGTAAACGGCATGAGCCCTGTCAATCTGAAAGGCGAAAAAGGCGACACCGGAACTTTCAGTACTGAGCAGTCTCTGATGCTTGAGCATCACGATACGACGCTGAGCGAGCACGGCGTGTCCATCTCCGAGCTGAAAGAAAAATTCGGAAAGCTGGAGCCATCGATACTCATCAACTCCGACACCGAATACCTGTCTGCGATTGCTGCTATCGAGCAGGCGGCACAGGCAAAGAGCGGATCCGTCTGCAGCACCATCCGACTGACAAATGCAGGGCTTCCGATCATCCTGCCCTGCCCCGAGCTGCTGATGGACAGGGAGATCACGATTACTCGTGTTCATGAACCTTTGCAGGCTTGCGCGATGTGGTCTCGCGCGTTCTATATACATACGAATAAGTCGAGCAGTCAGGTGGGGATCGTGCTGCCTGGTGCAATGCCCTTTACCAACTTCGTCTATCGCTCCTCCCTCCCCTCTTTCTCTGGATGCAAGGGGTACGAGCTGTCAACGAGCATCCCGGGCAGCAATAAGTTTCGAGCGATATCGGACATCGATTGCTCGCAAGCTCTGTCTCTAACCTTTAGGGCGATCGGCACGTCGAGAGGCGTGCGCTGGCTGCTGATGGACGCTTCCGTCTTCGATGCTCGAGTCAGCGTGTCGGACATGGGAATAGTATGGGGAGCGGTCAGTCAGGTGCGAGGGGAAGAGCCGTGGACGGCAAAGATGAACGGGATAGTTATCCCTCGCAACTACATCACAGCGAGTAATTTCACAATAACCGACAAAATGTCTCGCGTAACGTACAATGGCTCAAGCAGGACGGTATACATGACCGTACCCTCGTCCCTTCCAGATGGATTCGAGTTTCGTATTCAGAATAATTCTCAGAACAGCATTCTTCTGCAAGGAGCTTCTGTCGTAGGGGGGATTCGTTCCATCCCCCGTCGAAGCATTTACGAGGTGAGAAAAGATAACGGATCGCTAATTATTTATCCCATCCTGTCGAACCTTGACAGTTCGACAGGTATGTAATTGATACAAACGAAATGAAAAAGACAACAAACAGAAGACCCTCCGGAGCCGTGAAGTTTTACCTCGCCTGCGGCCTTATTTTCGTCGGCGTTGTGCTATTGTTCAGCGCCTTTTGGGTGCCGCCTCTGGGGATCATTCATGAGAGCATTCTTGTTGCATTCGGTGAGATCTTGACGTTTTCCGGCGCGCTTATAGGCATTGACTATACGTACAGGTATAAGCTGTTGCAGCTGCGATCCGGACTTCGAGAGATGGTGCGCGATGAAATCGTGCGAGAAACAGGCGAGGAGGACAAAGAGGTATGAGGATTCTGATTGACAACGGGCACGGCATCAACACGCCCGGCAAGCGGTCGCCTGATGGTCGCCTGCGTGAGTACCTCTACACGCGCGAGATAGCGGACGCCGTCGTGACAGAGCTGCGCCGTCGTGGCTATGATGCTGAGCGCATTGTGCGTGAGGAGCTGGATGTATCTCTTGCCACTCGCGTGCAGCGCGTCAACGAAATCTGCAAGGAAGTCGGGGCGAAGAACTGCCTGCTTGTCTCTATCCATGTCGACGCCGCCGGCGACGGCAGCAGGTGGATGCTGGCAGGGGGCTGGAGTGCTTATACGACCCCTGGGAGGACTAAGTCCGACCGCCTCGCGGAGTGTCTGTACGATTCGGCTGAAGTGTATCTGAAAGAGTATGCAGAGCGTCAGCTGACTGGGAAGAAGGACGGGTACTACTCCTCCGCGCAACGTCCTTACAGGGCGGACACAACGGACGGAGACAGGGATATAGAGGCTAACTTCTACATACTGAAGAATACGCTCTGCGCTGCCGTACTCACGGAGAATCTTTTTCAGGACAATCGTTTGGACGTGGAATTCCTCCTCTCTCCTGAGGGGCGTAAGGCGATCACGGCGCTGCACGTGAATGGCATCATCAAGTATCTGAACGAGCTATGAAGCGAACTCGATGTAACAGACCCGCGATCTGCTACTTTGTTGCAGTCCTTATTGCTCTGTCGGCAGCGCTCTTGCAGATAGGTTGTCGAGTTAAGAGTAAGCACTCGTACTCGATCGACGCGCAGCGGACAGAGACAGTGGTAAGCGATGCCGCACGTGCAGAGACAGCAGTGCAAAAGACGAATGTGCAACGTTCCACCACCTCCACCGCCGCTGCTGCGGTGGAGTCCTGGCTGTCCGGCTCCGTCGACCTCGAGCTGGTGACAAAGCAGTACGGGCGAGACAGCCTCGGCAGCTATCTCGCAGCGGAATCGATACTCAAGCGCAAGGAGCACAACGAGTTGGGGTACAGGTCTGAGCTGACAATGTCTGTCGTAGACAGCCTGCTTCATGTTCGTATCGATAGCGCGCTATCCGCAGAGCGCACTCGCATGCAGCTGTCTGCACAGTCGCAGCTCAAGTCAAAAGAGTCTACCTCACGTCGCGCATCCGGATTCCCGTTTGACTTCGTGCTTTCATGTTTCATTGCGATATTCTTGCTATCCCTCTTCGCCAGATTGTTGAGGGGTATTCTTCCTAAACTTTATAATAAACTATGTTCGAAAAAAAAGATGTAGACACGACGGGACAGATGTTCTTTGTCGCTGTCAGCGAGCAGGCTAAGGCTCGCAAGGGTGAGCACCACGCTGAGGTGTTCGAATTCGCGTATGGAGAGCTTCGCAGTAAGTTGATCTCTATTCAGCAGAAGGATAAGATTATTCGCATGCTGAAAAGTATCTGTGAAATCGAAGGTGACGGAAAGCAGACCGCCGTCGTTGAGCGCAACGGTCGAGGTGGAATCAAGTTTATCTATTGCGAGGGTGTGCGTATCACGCTCCACCCCTGCGAACCCTGGGGCTGTAAGGGATAACAGCCCTCTATCTGTTTCAGAAAGTGTGCGGGAGGATCATCCTTCCGCATATTTTTTTCGCTTTTCTTGTTTCATTTAGAAACTCTTTTTATATTTGCATCGTTAGCGGAACCAATTGCACCAGCGGCGCAAGCCGCCCTGTCCCTCCGGGGGCAGGACAGGAATTGAAATATTCGCATGTGTTTCAAAGAAAGGGTTTGTAACCGCCGCTAACTTTTAAGCGAAAGCTGTCCAATCTGCCCTTAGTTTGAAGGGTAACGGGACAAAACGAAAAGGGCAAGCCTAAAAAGTTTGCCCTTTTTTATGCTCTGATGAAAATTCTTTTTCTGTATTTCCGTTTTGTAACTATGTGTATTACAGCGTGTTATGATTGCTGTATAGATGCCATCTATCAAAACGCGTTTTCTTATAGAAAAATTCAATCAAAAATAGTGGCCAAAAATTTGGCCACGTCAAAAAAGCATCGTATATTTGTAGTGTAAAGAAAGAACAACAGCAACTAACAAAACAAGACCGACGAGCTCAATGCGATAACCGAGCAACAAAGATCATGACAACTTCAGTAAACTCTCTCCTCTACGTAGAAGTAGTTAATTACTTCAGATCTCTTCTGAAAGAATCAATCGAATCTTGTTCATCTAACAAGATGGACGTAACAGAGTATAAGTCTATAACCCTCGAGGAGTACTACGAGGGAAATGGTTGGGATCGCTCTTCAGATGAAGACGGCAACGAAGTCGATGGAATCGATATCATATCAGATTTCATCGTTCTGAATGATGATACCAGAGCAGAGATTGAGAGAGCGTTCGAAGAAGCACGCGACGAAGAGTTCGAAGCATTCGTTGATGAATGCTTCATTTATACGGGGCGGAACGGTATCATCTATGTAAATAGAGAAGATGCTATAGAAGATGCGCGCTATGATTTTATTAATGACAAAACTGATCTCGAAGAAGATGTAAGCATCTACTTCGATGAAGACAACGAGCCGAACGAGTTGTACAATTCTGAATTCTCAGAATATGTAAAAGAAAAAGTTCTCTCCTGTGAAGATGCCGCCGCGCAGGGGATCGAATTCGACATCATGGAAGTTGCCTATGCTTCCATAAGTTGATAGTCGAAAAAAATAAGAAAGAAGTGGGGAGGTCGAAAGACCTCCCCTCTTTTTTATGCCCTGATGAAAATTATTTTTTCTTGTTTGTGCTTTGCAACTGTATGTATTACAGCGTGTTATGATTGCAATATAGATGCCATCTATCAAAACGCGTTTTCTCATAGAGAAATTCAATCAAAAATAGTGGCCAAAAATTTGGCCACGTCAAAGAGGCATCGTATATTTGTAGTGTAAAGAAAGAACAACAAGAAACCCACAACGAAATGAAACCCGAAATACTCACACTCCTCAAGGGAAATAGAAACAACGTAGAAGAAGCTTATACTAAGAGCTTCGAACGCATCTGCCGCTTAGGTAGTACACCCTCTCTTTCGAAGAAAGAATACTTTGAAGTTGTATTCAATTACTTTGAAGGGGCCGGAAAGGTGAAAGAGGGACGGATATTGAAGAATCAAATGTTCTTCTTTCGTTATCTCTCCGATGCGATCGAGCAAGCCGATCGCGCTATGGGAGCCAATTTTCGCAGAGATAATTTCCGCGATCATTGCAAGGAGATGCACGCAATGAACCTCTCCGAAAAAAAATAAACAAAAAGTGGCCAAAAATTTGGCCACATCAAAAAAGCATCGTATATTTGTAGTGTAAAGAAAGAACGACAGCAACTAACAACTAAAAAACCAACAAGAAAATGAAAGCAACAGTTAAACAATTCAGAGTGATAACTTCTTCAGGTAGTGTTTATAACGTATTTGCTCGCAACCAAAAGGAGGCGAAGAAAATGGTGCTGAATCAGTACCTCAAGGGGTGCGCCTACACAATGTCAGATCTCAAAGCCTCTTCATCTTTATAATCAACCGGCCCCGCCTCGTGCGGGGCACAAAAAAAAACACCATGACACTGAAAGAACTAAAGAAACGAACCCGCTTCATGCCTATGCAAGCGAGAGGCTCTTACAGAATTGTAATAGAATTCAGAGGAAGGGAATACGCATGCGTGTCGCAGAACACGCTTGCTGTCGATCGAATCAAAGCAGCCGACTGCCTGCCGCCAGTAACACCTGATGATTACTTTACGACAGAAAAGAAAGCATACGAATCTTTGTACATAGAGTGTAAGCTGAAACATAACCTGTAAAAAAAAGCCCGCCCCGTCTGATCAGCAACTAACAGGGGGGCGGGCGGCCAACCGGTCACAACAAGAACAGACCGATTGGCATGCAAATATAACAACAAGACCGACGAGCTCAATGCGATAACCGAGCAAAAAAACAATGAAGAAAGTGAAAACATACTTATTCAAAAAAGGAGAAGAAGTTATCTTCAGAGAGAAAAAGTATAAGATTTCCGAAATTTTCTGTTGTGATTTCGTAGACCTATTACGATATATGCTCATTATAAAAGATGATACTGAAACCCTCTCGATAGAAATTTCTTGTAGACCAATGAAATATTGGGAAACAGAGCCCGGTGCGTATTGGTATCATCCTCAATCCATGTTCATGAGGAGGGGATACGAATTCTATTTGGTACACAGGTGTGAAGTGTACAACAGAAAAAAAATTCAAAAAGACCGTCTCGTTTCCACCCCGCTGGGGGTGGGCATCGTATTAGGCGATTTCCGGCAGGTCATAAAGTGCCGGTGGCCAGACCCCGGCTGGAGAAATAATATATACGGTATACTCTCTGCTGACGAAAATAGAGTTCTGACATTTGAGTCAGAATATATAAGAGAAAATATATTCTGTAACTCAGAAATCGAAGAAATACGTGTCGGTGAAGAAACATATCAAGAGGATGATATCATCCTCAATATGACCTATACAGAGGGGCACTTTGCTAACTGGAAAGTGTCGAAAGAAAAGGAATCAGACCTAACTGTAAACCTGTCCCATCTTAACCGATGTGGATTTATCCACAAGGAGCAACTGGATAGATTCCTGAGCACGCATGGTGTCGAGAGATACTATCGCGACATCGATTCGTCTATGGATAAAAGATACTTCGAGAACTTTCAAGAGTTAGAAACTCTTGAATGCCTGATACGCGAATACAAGGCTTTTGTTTTGCGTAAGCGAAAAGATATCCACACAAAGAGTAACGATGTCGAAAGATTATACATCGATGAGCTGGGCAAGCTGTTTACGTTTCGTTCAGAAGAAGAAAAGAAGGAGTTTCACGACTTGTATTGCTCTCTCATTCACAAGTTAAATATGTATACATGGCTTGTCGACTGAGTCCGATGGATAGAGCAATAAACAAACACAACTACTTCCTTGAGACCTACGCGGTCTTCAAGGGGTGCAAGCCTCCACTGCGCGATCCGGATTACGTGTCTCCGTCCGGATCGGAGTACTGGTACGGGACGAATAAAAAAGGCGAATATGTGATTCGCCACTCAGACCACTGGTGCGCAAAGCACAACCCATCTTCTTACTCCGCCCTTTCGTGGAGCCAATGCCGTCGGGTTGCATCATGCAGGTGGTTTCTTCGCGCAAGCGACAGGCATACCGTCAACCTCTCATATCGAGAATGGTTTGCCGGTAAGGCCTATTTCTCCAGCTTCAAAAGAGTCCAAACCAAGGATGATTGGCGGCGACTCGATGACAGGATGAAGCGAGGACGGAGGAAAAAGTAATCCTGTCCGAATTTTTGCCGGTTTGTCGGAAGTATAACGGGCTAAAGTCTTCAGGCTCCGCAGAAACCCTGAAGAACATAGTAGATGTATTACCTGATGCGGCCCCCTACAGGCAGGGGATATATTGAAAACGGTTTTACACCCTGCGCTATCGAGGGGCTCGGGCACCTGTGGGCTTTTGCCCACAGGCTTTTGTTCTAAAAAATTTTTCAAGGAATATGAAGTATAAAATACTTACATCGAAAAAAACTGCAACGGACTGGATCATCGAAGTCCTGTCCGAAGACGAGCTGCAGCGAACGTTTGAAATCGCCCTGCCTGTTGCAGAAGCTATCTGCAACAGGCAGGGGTGCGGTATAGAGAACTGTGTAGGAGAGATTATATCGGACGTCGACATTCGATACGCTGAGATAATTATGCCCCTGGAGCTCGTCAGACAGGAGATGGGCATATCTGTCCGAGACCTGTCCGGGCGCGCCGGCGTTGCGCGAGCGTCGGTCGCTCGTATGCTAAAGGCGGGCGCGCGCCTGGACTCGATACTGGCGATCGCAGACGTATTCGGGTACACCCTTAGCCTTACGCCCGTAGAAACTCCAGAGCCAAAATACCTTCTTCACAATAGTAAGGAGCCCGGCTACATGATTGCAACCGACACCCATGCCGGGGTGGTGCTGAAGTTCAAAAGGGGAAACCTGAACGGCGATCAGCGGATCACCGTTCTCGAGGATGATGAGACGGATCCTATCCGCCTCGCACGGTTGGCCCGTGGCATCACGGAGTGGCTCCGTATATTCCACTCCGACTTGATTTGAGTTGTATTTTTATAGTTGTTTCGGTGTCGATCTATTGGGTCGGCACCGATTTTTTGTAGGACGGTAGGACTGTAGGACGCGAAAAATACACTGCGGACAGAAAAAAATTAAAAGTTGCCCTCAAACTTCGCGATTTCTTCGTTCGCCCTCCGCTCCCGTCTTTGCGTGTATATTTCCGTGACGGATACACTCGAGTGTCGCGCTTGGTTTCGGACAGCGATTGCGGGTATATTCCTCTCGAGCATGTCCGTTACTCCGCTATCCTTCAATGAGTAAAACTGATAATTTTCTGGGAGCTTGAGCTTGCGCCGCATCTTCAGCCACTCATCCCGAAAAGTCTTCTCGCTCCGCCTGTCCCTGCCAGGCATGAAGTTTTCAGAAAAAATGTAGAAGTTATCAGGATGGGTGTGTATGTCGAGGTCGATCAGCATACTGATCACCACCTCCGGCATTGTCGTGATCTCTTCCTTCCTGTTCTTGGCCACCTCCTTACGTATCAGGATCGTGCGACTCTTGTAGCTGATATCTCCTACTAACAACATGCTTAATTCCTTCGGGCGAACGAAGCAGTAATACTCAAGATAGCAAGCGAGGAGGAAGTGGCGATTGTGCTCGCTCAAGTATTCGTATATCTTTCTTAGGTCTGTCGAGCTGATGACATTCCGTTCCTTTTGAGGAAGACGGTTGCGGCTTATCGACTTGATCTGCGCACAAGGGTCTGTGCTGATATACCCTCGCGAGAGGAAAAACTTGCACATCACACTGATCACGCGGATGTAGTTGTTGTAAGTCTTCGCAGTATTTCCTCGATCGATATAGATGTAGTCGAGAAAGTCGTTCAGAAAACTCGCGTCCATTTGATAGATGTACACGATGGGGATGCGCTGATTGCGATTGTACTTCAGCAGGTTCCGCACCTTCGAGGCGTACTCTACATACGTAGCTTCACGCGTTACCCCGTCTCGCATCAGACGCTCTTGCCTGCGTATCCAGTCCGTGACAGCCTCTTCAAACTTCGCATATCCCTTCCCGGAATCCGTTTCAATAAACGGATTCCACCCATTGCGCAGCTGCTCGTTCAGTCGCGCGCAAAGCTCACGCCCGTACCGCTTGCGCTCCGCGGGCGACTCGATATGATTCAGCTTGTATCGCTTCCGTCTGAGCTTGTTGCTCAGCGGATCGTATGCGTACAGAGACACATACGTCTCCTTACCCACCCGCAGCTCCGCGGGCGTGTAAGAAATAATCTCATCAATGTTCTTCGCCATGTCGCCAAAAAATTTTTTGCGACTTCGGCTGCTCTCGATCGATACAGGACGTCCCGTATCTGTCCCGCCTTTTCAAGGCGACAGTGGGTAACTTCTTGGCTTATAGATAGTTACCCACTTTCCAGTCGGGGTGACTGGATTCGAACCAGCGACCACACGCCCCCCAGACGCGTACTCTAACCGGGCTGAGCTACACCCCGCTTGCTTATTGCGTTGCAAAGGTAGGTTTTTTTATTTACCCTCCAAGAGTTTCGCGATAAAAATCGAAACATTCGTGCAACATTTTCTCCGTTATCTCACATGGTTCTGCCGGTAAGCCTATCCCTTTAAGTGGAATGAGCCTGATTTTGCTCCCCAGATTCTTCTTGTCTTTCATGCAAAAAGCCGTCAGAGACGGATATTGCTTGCAGGTGAAAAAGAAGGGTGAGTAGTATTCTTTGGACCATGCGACCAGCGAGTAGAGGATCTCTCGAGGGAAACCATGTGCCACCACCGAATAATAGAGTTCGCAGATAAGGCCGATTATGACTGCATGGCCATGCGAAAGGCCTACATTTCCAGGCAAAGTGTATGAAAAGCTTTCCATCGCATGCCCGACGGTATGACCCAGATTGAGCATGCTTCTAAGTCCGGATTCGTGCAAGTCCCGATTTACTATCGACTCCTTGAAAGTTACGCTATGCCGGACGATCTCTTCCCATGCCTCCATATTATTACCGAACGGATCGAAAGAAATAACTTCTTTCCATTCATCCGCTCCCGTGAGAAGAGCGTGCTTTACCAATTCGGCATGTCCCGACAGCAGTTCACGGTCGGTTAGGGTGGACAGGAAAGCACAGTCACAGAAGACCGCTTTCGGCAGATGGAAAGTGCCTATCTCGTTTTTGACGCCTTCGAAGTCTATGCCTGTTTTCCCTCCGACCGAAGCATCTACCATTCCCATTAGGGTTGTGCTGAGATTTACCGTCCGGATACCTCGCTTATAGACCGAAGCGACGAAGCCGCCCAAGTCCGTAATCGTACCGCCTCCTATATTCAATAATAGAGAGTGGCGCGAAGCACCTCTTTCGCTCAGCCATCGCCATAGGGGCAGGCAGTTTCCCCACTGTTTGATCGTTTCCCCTCCGGAGAGCAAATACCAATCATCCGCGGCCGTTAGTGCTCTGATCGCAGCAATTCGCTCGGCATGCAGCGTTGCCACTGCCTCGTCGCACAAAACAAACAATCGGTCGCAAGCCATACCCGACAGTGCAGGTACCAGCTTACGACCGATAATATCTGTTCCGACGATGACCACGGGCTATAGGGGGATCAGTCCGTTAGCTCTGCTTCGGTCAGTATCTGCTGAATGGCAGCAGGCAGTCCTTTAGGATTCTTGCCACCCGCCGTAGCGAAGTGTGGCTGTCCACCACCACCGCCCTGTATATGCTTGGCGGCACTTCGTACCAGTTTGGCTGCATCCATCCCTCCCTCCGTGAGATCTTTCGAAAGCATCACTGTCAGCGCGCATTTTTCACCACCTTCGGTCGTTCCCGCTATGAGGACGAAGCTCTCTTGCAGTTCGCCGGCAATTTGGAAAGCTATATCCTTGGCCGTCTCTGCCTCCATGATCTCCTGAAAGAGGAAAAGACGGATACCACGGCGACGAACATCCTGCTCGAGAAGCGACTTTTTGAACTTCAGCATGCGCTCGTGCTTCATGTCTGCTATCTGTTTTTTCAGACTTGCATCCTCTTCGAGCATTTTCTTGATGGACTTGATCAGGTTCGGATTGTTGTTGAACAGCTCCTTTACAGCCAGCAGAATATCTTCTTTCTCGTATATGAAACGTTCGGCACCGATGCCCGTTACGGCTTCGATTCGACGAACCCCCGATGCTATCGAACTTTCGGTAACGATACGGAATGCCCCGATCATGCCTGTAGAGGGAATATGTGTACCTCCGCACAACTCTACCGAAGAGCCGTACTTGAGTACGCGCACTTCTTCGCCATACTTCTCTCCGAAGAGGGCCATGGCTCCCATAGCCTGTGCTTCGGCAATCGGCACATCGCGAAACTCTTCCCGTTGGAAGTCGGCACGTATCCGCTCGGATACCAATTCTTCCACCTTGCGGATCTCCTCCGGAGACATCTTGCCGAAGTGGGAGAAGTCGAAACGAAGCACCTCCGGGCTGACAAACGAACCCTTCTGCTCCACATGCGTTCCGAGGACTTCGCGCAGAGCTTCGTGCAGCAAGTGCGTAGCCGTATGGTTGGCCTCTGCCTGGCGGCGTTTGTCCTGATTGATCCGTGCCACGAAAGTATCCGTCGTGCTTTCGGGCAATTTCTTCATCAGGTGTACCGAGAGGTTGTTTTCGCGTTTGGTGTCGAATACATCGTAGGCTACACCCGATTCGTCGATCAGCTGACCGCTGTCGCCTACCTGCCCACCCATCTCTGCATAGAAAGGAGTGTCCGAGAGTACCACCTGAAAGTATTCCTTGTTTTTCTGTTTCACCTGACGGTAGCGCAGGATCTCTGTTTCCGTTTCGGTGAAGTCGTATCCTGAGAATTTGGATTCACCCTCACGTAGCACTACCCAGTCGCCGGCTTCTACGGCAGCGGCATTACGGGCACGCTCTTTTTGCTTCTGCATCTCCGTGTCGAAGCCTGATTCGTCCACCGTCATCCCATTTTCCGATAGGATCAGGGCTGTGAGGTCGAGGGGAAATCCGAACGTATCGTATAATTCGAAGGCAGCGACACCGTCCAATACGGTGGGGCCGGTAGCCTTATTGTCGGCTATTTTTTTCTCCAGCAGGCGGATACCCGTTTCCAGTGTACGCAGGAAACTCTCTTCCTCTTCTTTGATCACGCGGCTGATCAGTTCGCGCTGTGCTTGCAATTCGGGATAAGCATCGCCCATCGTATCGATCAGTGTCGGCAGCAATCGGTACATGAACGCTTCGCGGCAGTGTAGGAAGGTGTAGCCGTAGCGAACCGCACGGCGCAGGATACGGCGAATGACATAGCCGGCTTTGGCATTGGAGGGCAATTGGCCGTCCGTGATGGCAAAGGCGATAGTCCGGATGTGGTCGGCTACTACGCGCATGGCTATATCCGAGGTAGAATCCTCACCGTATCCGATTCCCGTCATCGTAGCCAAAGTACGGATAAGAGGCTGAAAGACATCCGTATCGTAATTGGAAGTCTTGCCCTGCAAGGCCATACACAGACGCTCGAATCCCATGCCCGTATCGATCACCTTGTGTGGCAGAGGCGTCAGGGAAGCATCGGCTTTCCGATTGTATTGCATGAAGACGAGGTTCCATATCTCAATGACCTGCGGATGGCTCTTATTGATCAGCTCCAAACCGTTTATTTGGGCGCGCTCTTCGTCCGAACGCAGGTCGATATGTATTTCCGAGCAGGGACCGCAGGGACCGGTATCGCCCATTTCCCAGAAGTTGTCATGCTTATTGCCGTTGATGATTCGTTCTTCAGGCAGAAACTGTGCCCAGTAAGATGCCGCTTCGTTGTCGCGGTCAAGGCCTTCTTCGGGGTTGCCTTCGAATACGGTAGCATAGAGACGCTGGGGATCCAGACCCAACACCGTCACCAAGTATTCCCAAGCCCATTCGATGGCTTCTTTCTTGAAGTAATCGCCGAACGACCAGTTGCCGAGCATCTCGAACATGGTATGATGATAGGTGTCATGGCCTACCTCTTCGAGGTCGTTGTGCTTGCCGCTTACACGCAGACACTTCTGCGAGTCTGCTACACGAGTGTATTTAGCCTCGGTATTTCCGAGTATGATATCCTTGAACTGATTCATGCCGGCATTGGTGAACATGAGCGTGGGGTCGCCTTTGATCACCATGGGGGCAGAGGGAACGATTTTATGACCTTTTGAGGCAAAAAAAGTCTTGAACGACTCTCTGATTTCTTTTGACGTGAGCAT